AAGGTCGACAAGAAACAAAAGAACTTGATACTAAAGACTATAATTGACAAGATAGTAATTGTCAATGGAAATATTGAAATACAGCTTAAGAATTTTTAGCACAAACTTAATGCAGTTCCTATAGCATATAGGAAGTGCTAATGCCGCATTTATCGCGTTTTACAATTATATAATTTCAGCATTGTCGCTTATATGTCGCACATATGTCTATTATGTGTCGCTATAAGTGATTTTTTTTATGCAAAAATGTAACTAGAAAGAGAGGTAGTGTAAATGTTTTCTGATGAAGTAAGAGAAAAAATCTTGAGTAAAGAAGAATTACAGAAACTTGACTTAGTGACATTATCTCTTGTTATCCACGCAATCGAGGAAGTTTTAGAGGAGGCAGACAATGAACAATCCTTATCAGCAACCGATTATGAGTAATTATGTACCTCAATATGGAGCATATCAATATAATCCTATGGCAAATATCCAGAGATTTCAGCCGCAGGAGCAGATGCAGCAATCACAAGTTCAGCAAACTATTCCACAGCAGATAATAGGCATTAACGGCAGAGTTGTGCAAGCAGTTGAAAATATAAACGCTAACGAGGTCCCTATGGATGGCTCAATGGCTTTTTTTCCTAAGCAGGATATGTCGGAGATTTATGTTAAGGGCTGGAATGCTGACGGAACAATTAGAACGATTGTGTATAAGCCTTATACAGCCCCTAAAGATAATCAGACAGTAAATTCTATGCCTGATGCAGAAAATGCTAAATTTACCCTATCAGATGAAAGCACACAGCTATTTCTGAATAAGTTTAAGGAATTGTCAGAGAAAATAGGGCAGTTGGAAGATAGATTTGATAAATCTTTAGGAACGCAAAGAAAAACTTCAAGAACTCAAAGCAAAGGCGGTGATGAAGAATGAACCCAATTAACATTTTTCAGATGATGAAAGCTGGTCCGCAACAGTTCATACAACAGATAATGGGAAATAATCAGATGATGAATAATCCCATAATGAAAAATACTATGCAGATGGCGCAGCGGGGCAATATGCAAGGCATAGAGCAGATGGCTAGAAATTTATGCAAAGAAAAGGGGTTAAATGCAGATGATGTATTTAATCAGATAAAAAGTAGATTTAATAATTAGTAGCATATTAGATGTCTTTGCAAACTACCTAGGTGACATCTTTATGAATATATTTTTAGGAGGTAACAATATGTTTTCAAACTCAAATTGTGCCAGCGTACCATTAGTCGCTAATATTGACGGCAACGGCAATAACGGCGGATGGGCTGACGGTGGATGGCTTTGGATAATCGTTGTATTCGCATTACTCTTTGGATGGGGCAATGGTGGATTTGGCGGCTTTGGCGGTAACAATGGCGGTGGCTATGTTGCGACAGCAGCTACACAGGCTGATATTCAGAGAGGTTTTGATAATTCAGCAGTTATCAGCAAGCTAGACGGCATTTCAAACGGCTTATGTGATGGCTTCTATGCCATGAACAACAGTATGCTCACAGGCTTTAATGGTATTAACACAAATATTATGCAGACAGGCTATGGCATACAGCAGGCTATCAATGCTGATACAGTTGCTAATATGCAGAATACAAATGCATTACAGGCGCAGCTCGCTAACTGCTGCTGTGAAACTCGTGAAGCTATCCAAGGTGTAAACTACAACATGGCAACTAACACTTGTGCTTTACAGAACACAATGTGCAACAACACAAGAGATATTATCGACAGCCAGCAGGCAGGAACGAGAGCTATCCTTGATTTCTTAACAAATGATAAGATAGCAACACTTACAGCAGAGAACAACGATTTACGCAGAGCCGCATCACAGGATAGACAGAATGCACTTCTTACAACTCAGATGGCAGCTCAGACACAGCAGATTATCAACTCTGTAAATCCTACGGCTATTCCAGCCTATGTTGTGCCTAATCCTAATGCTTATGCTTATGGATGTGGTTGCAATACAGGATGTGGCTGCTAAAACTGAATAATTGAGTATCTTAATCGAGTTCTTTCGAGTTTCTTTCGAGTTTCCACTCGAAGAGCTGAATACAAGATTATGTCTGCTATGCAGTATTACTTATAACCCAAGGGCAGACTATAATGTTTGCCCTTATTTTTTATGAAAGAGAGGTAAAGATAATGGAAATAACAGGAATTGCATTACAAACAGTTGCCGCTGGAGAAGATGTCGCATTTACAGAAACACCGGTATGTGGTAGCAAATGTATAGTCCACAGACAGGGAAGTGGAATTATCAAGCTAAGAGGTATTACAAATCAGTGCAAGGCTAGATTTTTAGTATCGTATAGCGGAAACATTCAGATACCTACGGGCGGTACAGTTGAAGCCATCTCGCTTGCCATTGCAGTAGACGGAGAGCCTTTGCAGTCAACACGAATGATTGTAACACCAGCCGCAGTTGAAAATTTCTTTAATGTATCAGCACAGGCATATATTGATGTACCTTGTGGCTGTTGCAGTACAGTAGCGGTGCAAAATACATCTACACAGGCTATTGAAGTACAGAATAGTAACTTAATCGCAGTAAGGGAGGCTTGATGATATGCACAAATGGGCTAAACAGATTATGGAATGTGTCAAGGCTAAAGTTGAAGCAATCGGATTAGATAGCTTTGAGGGGCAGAACCTTGACGATTTAAAGGATTTTACAGAAATAGCGAAGAACATAGCTTGCTTTGACAAAGATTACAGAATTGTTGAAGCTATGGAAAAGTCAGAAGATAACGAAGACATTATGCGTATGCTTGAACAGTACGAAGATTATCCAGACAGAAGATATTATGACCACTACCGCTATGCAAATGGCAGATTCGCCCCTAAAGGCAAGGGAACATACCGCAGAGGATATGAAGAGCCGCCATATTACCATATGTACCCAGAAGCAGAGCATATGAGGGATATGGATAGAGATTATGGCAAGATGTACTATACAGAGCCAATGTCTGAAAGCAGTTATGACAGAGCAAAGAGAAACTACACAGAAACTAAGGAAATGCACAAGAATAACACGCCAGAAGATAAGGAACACAAGATGAAGTCACTTGACAGCTATACCAAGGAACTTGCAAGCGACATTACAGGTATGGTGGCTGATATGTCAGCAGAAGAGAAGAACTTGCTTAGGACAAAGTTAAGTACTCTTGTATCTAAGATATGATTTTAAGGGCTATGAGTAGCAATATTCATAGCCTGTTTTATTCAGAAAGGAGCATACAGATGTTTTTTACAATTAATGGTACAAATTGGCGAGTGCAATATGAAAATTCAAATTCGGGTGAATTAAAGCGGTCAGACAATGTTTCTGTACTAGGTGTAACTGATAGAAATACGCATACAATTTATCTGTCAAATGCCTTGCGTGGATTTATGCAACGCAAAGTGCTGATACACGAAGTATGCCACGCAATCTGTATGTCCTATGGCGTGTATTTGCCTATCGAACAGGAAGAGGTATTGTGTGATTTTGTAGCAACATATGGTGATGAAGTATTTGACATTGTTGATATGGTTTTAGGAGCAGTTAGGAGAGTGGGATGATGAGCATTGATGAGTTGCTAAAGATAATTCAAAAAACTAATCCGACTATGACTAAGGAATTGTTGATATATGAGCTAAGACAATGCCGGTATTCAAGTAAAGCATTGATTTATACAGAAAAATGCTGTATTGACAGTAGTGCTTAAAAATGCTATTATTTAATAGATGTAAACAATAGATAACTATTATATCATTTTACCTTAATAGAACCATAGTGGAAAGTTGCATTGATACATTTTTGTATAGGTGCAACTTATTTTATTTTGGAGGTTTTGTTATGAGAGTTATTAGGTTAAAAATGTATCAAGAAATGGCTAGATTTAACAATCCATCAGCGCCAAGAGGCGTAGATTGTTACCCTTTGCCACCATTTAGCACAGTTAACGGATTTATTCATTCAATGTGTCAATGGAAAAAGTATCATAAATTAGATTATTTTGTTACTGGCAAAGGTGTTTACAATACCAAAACACAGAAAGAATGGCACGGCGGCAAGCGTTTTAACAAAGTTAGTGATGAAATGCTTAAGCGTTGTGATATTATAACAGATTATACAGACGGAAGCCACACCGGCTGGGTTAGTACAGTTAAATATCATTTAATGCTAGTTGATTTATACACAACTATATACATCAAAGCTAATGATAGTGACATAGATGATATATACAATGCGTTACTAAACCCACCGGTATATCCATCATTAGGTGAGTATGGTGATTTATGCAAGATTGAAGCAGTAGATATTGTGGAACTTAAGGAGCTTGACAAACCTATATCAGCTCTATTAGATATGCAATCTTATATTCCTGTTAATAAAGGCAATTTCGCAGGAACTATATATAGAATTAACAACAAATATGAAATCATCAAAGGTCTTAGACGATTCCAGAAAGTTCCTTGTTACTTAGTGGATAAAGGACAGGAAGTTGTTAGTAATCTTTTTGATGATGATAAACCGATTATTTTTATAGATTAATTTAAACTCCACGGAATATAATGCAACTTTTTTGCTACCTCCGTGGGGTTCTCTTTTATATTCGCAATTTCGTTTTTTGACAATTCCCAAAATTTGGTTCAGATTTCATTCAAATCCTACTTAAAAAATTGAAAAAATTTCTCACAAAAATATAATGCGCCATTTCAAATACCCCCGTCACTTTCAATTTTGAAATTCAAAAATCGGTTACACAGAATTTCAATTTTTGCTCCCGATTTTGTTCAGATTTGCCCTGAAAAATTGATGAAAAACTTTAGTATGGTAAAGCACTATATATAGACTTGACCGGTTGCGGTTCGTGCTTGTTTTGACTTTGTGACTTTGTGATTTGCCCTGTACGGCGGTTTCATTGTGTCAATGTAGACTTATAAGCCTACGAAACAAAACAGCCTTAAAACGCTTTTAAATGCATTGTGTAAAATGGGTATAATATGCCCTTGCAAGTCGCGGAAGCTGTCGCCAGTTCTAAAAGATACCAGAACGCACGCCGCCCCAACTGGGTACACTTGTACACCTAAAAAGGTGCAAAAGCCTTATATATAAGCATAGCATTATTATATTAATTTTTCAAGGTGCACAATAAAGCATATAAAAATATATGCTTAATGCTTGCGGCTGGAATCGAACCAGTCAAGAACCCACAGCAAGCAAAAAAAGGGGCGTAGATTGTACGCCCTTAAAAGCTAATTCGCTAATTTGCTTTTAATTTGCTTTTAATTTGTTTTAAAAGCTTTTTGTCGATTTGATAATCTTCTACTCTTCGTATTCTTAAGACATAAGCTCTTATGTCTTTATAATATAAATCAACAATTCCCTCTCTGTTGTGCCAGTCGTTCACATCTCCTTGCCAGCATTTTATTCTGTGTTCTTCTTTTTGCCTTGCGATTTCTACACTTTCAGCAAAATCTTTTTCTATATTTATTTTATCATTCAAAAACCTGTTTATTAGACCCTTAAAGGTTTTTAAATCTGATTTATATATATAAATTATATATAATTTTGTATAAAGTTCTTTGCTTCTCTCGGTAAGCAATATATCTTTTTCTTTTTCTGCTTTAATCTGTTCTAATTCTGCCGCAGTTTTTCTTGTATACGTTCTCTTTTTTCTGTTAGATATAATTTCATCGAATTCTTTAACCGTAAAGTTTAATACTGCACTTTCTTCTATACAATAAAAATCTGTTTCATTGTAAAATTTTCCTGTATGATGCCAGGAAGACCACACCAGAAAATTCTCTTTCAATTCTTTTAATGTCATTTTTTTAAAATCTATTTCTGTTTTTTTATCAGCGTGCCAAAAAATGTTATCTATCTCTTCTAAAATAGTGGTTTTAGTCCACTTATACATAGGTTTTTCACCTTGCGAATACGCCCAAACGGCGTTGTTACTCATTTGATTTTTATAATATCCTGCCATCTTTTTAAATCTCCTTTACTTTTTATATTTTATATGCTATTATAACAAAGACATTTGTTGTTGTATATTTTTAGGACAAGTGCTATTTTGAATGGTAAGAGAGGAAGTATATTGTACTTCCTCTCTTTTATTTTAGCAAGCCGGGGAATCGAACCCCGGAAGCGCCAACCTTGCTAATTATTTGCTTGCTAAAATCTCCCTTGCTAATAAATCCCAATAAAGACCATCACCGCGCTTATCAAGCCATTTTTCAGCTTCTTCTGTACTTTCATCTAACCATTCAGCCATAAGCTGGATAATATCGTAATAGCTATAATCAACGCTAACACCTAAACCTCTTAACCATTCTATGCAAGCGTTGCGTTCTCCAAGCCTTGCAACTGCCCAGCCGTATTCATTTATAAACTTGCTCTTGATGTCCTTAATTGTGTTAAGCTCTTCACTCTGTGCAACCTCTGTTAAATAATTTCTAACTGCTGCCTTAACTTCCTTGCTGTTTGTTCTTCTCATTTCTTTTTACCTGTGCTATAATATAGCTACCTTTCTTTTTTTGATTGGTGGCGGTTGTAAACTTTGGTAGAGTGGCAACCGCCTTTTTTATTTGCAAGATTATAATAACACTAATATTAGTGCTTGTCAACACCAAAATTAGAGATTTTATACGATATTTTGATTGACTTTTAAACATAAAAAATATACAATGTTTGTAACCTTATGAGAAAGGAGCAAAACAGATGTGGAGATATAAAATAGATGTACTTAAGGAATTATCTAACAGAGGATATACAAGTACAAAAATGCGCAAAGACAAGATAATTAGTCAAGCGACACTACAGAATATAAGACAGGGAAAAGGCATAACAACAGACACAATTAATACATTATGTATTATATTAAAGTGCCAGCCGTCGGATATTATAGAGGTAACACCAACGGACGAGGAAAAAATAAAATATTTTTAAATAAACCTGTTGACAGACACTAATATCAGTGCTATTATAATGACAGAAATTAAAAGAAAGGCAGCTAAATGCTGGAGGGTAAACAATTATGAGAACATTAGATTTATTAAACAAAGTTGTTAAATTAGGATTTGACAGAGAAAAGGTGCTTGCAGATATTGATGCAAGTCTTGACGAAATAATCGGAGCAGAGAACAGAAAGCCAATCGCAGAGGAAGAAATAAGCGAAGAGCTGGCAAGTGATATTTTATTAGGCTTTGAATGCGAAAAAGAAAGTAATTAAGAAAGGTTAAAAGGTGGACGATATGAAAGAGTTTAAAATGTACAATGGTAATATGTTAGAGGTTGGCGAGGAAATCAGACTTGCTGATTTGTGGCAGAGTGAAACAGGAGACGAGGGAGAAATTCTTGATTCTGGCTGCTGCTGGGTTGGCGACGATGAGAATAACATGCCAATAATCGCAGATTTTGAAATCTTGGAGAAAGATGAAGAAAATCTTGTGCAGTCTCTTGTAAAAATAACAGATATAAGATAATATAAATATAATAAACCATAACATGAGATGTATAATTGCTAAAATAGGCGGTTATGCATCTTTTTTATTTTAAAGCAGAAAGCAGGAATGCAACGATGAAAAGAATAGAATTTGAACCAGAAGAAAAAATTTATGGCACGTATTGGACAGCTATAGAAGAAGCTCCAAGTAAAAACGGAGAAAGATATTACAAATGCCGCTGTATTTGCGGAAAAGTTAAAGAAGTAAGTGCTAAAAGTTTAAAATATGGAAAAAGTAAATCATGCGGTTGTGTAGCAGCTAAAAGATTAAGTAAAAAATACAAGGGTGTTGTTAAAAAAGAAAATGATATAGATTTAACAAATAAAACATTTAACAAGATTAAAGTAGTTAAACGTATAAGTGGAAAGGGAGTCCAAACAATATGGGAGTGCAAATGTTTAAATTGTGGAAAAATCTTTAATAAAACCCAACATAATCTTACCTCTGGTCGATGTGTGTCCTGTGGATGTGCAAAGCGGGAAAATTCCAAGAAAAATATTAATAAATATTTAGGACAGGTAGAAAAAACAAATCTTAGCACAATTAATAGTGATAAGCCGGGGAAAGCGAACACTTCCGGAGTCAAGGGCGTAAGCTATCGAAAAACAACGAATAATTATGTTGCATACATTGGCTTTAAAGGCAAGTTAAATATAATAGGCTATTTTAAGACGCTAGAAGAAGCAGCAGCCGCACGAAAACAAGCGGAAGAGAAATTGTATAAGCCAATTTTAGAAAAATATAACTATAAATCAAACAAAGAAAATTGACTTTGCAATATATTTATGCTATATTATTTTAATAATTAAATATATAAGATTTACACCCGATAATTATATAATAGTTATTGGGTGTTTTTTATTTGCATTAAATACAATCAGCTGGAGCAGATTCAGCAGAAAGGGGAACACATGGAGAAAGTACAGGAAGCACCAGACACGCCTGAAGTATTTCAAAATGACATAGAACTTTATTTATCACAGTTCTGTCAAGAGCACAATATCGAAGATATGACCAAAGAGCCACAAAGCAGATGGAATGCCGCGTTGATGTATATAAATAAATATGTTTTTAGTGATAAAAGCATATTAAAATTAAATAAGAATATTAATAAAAATAATACTAATTGTATTATGGATAATAATTTTAATATGTATGATTATGATAAAGTAGAGTATATATTATATATATATTATTATTTATGTGCTGTATATGATAAAGAATGTAGTATTATAGGATTTAGTTTATTAACTGGAATTAATAGAGATACTATATACGACTGGGGAACGAAAGAGAAAAAGCTAAGTACAAAAAGTTGTGACATCGCGCAAAAACTGCGGGTTTTTCGTGAAGAAAGTTTATCTAATAAGCTTGCAACTGGCAACAAAAATCCGGTCGGAATTCTTGCAATACTTAACAGACATTTTGCTTGGAACTTGCCCGGTGTTAGCAGAGAAAACACTAATAAAACAGCTCTTACAGCCGCAGAAATACGCCAGCAATTAAACCAAAATGATACACAATTAACCGATAAACAGCAGATAAACGCTATAAACAATTCTGACACAATTTAAACAGCTTAGAAACCGCTTAAATACTGGATTTGTGAGTGTTAAGTATTTGTATAACGCTGATAAATTAAGGTTTATCGGCGTTATGGTATGGATATGGTATTAATTGTGTTAATTGTTTGGGAATATGGCATAAAATAGACACAATTACACGGATAAGGGCGGAGGGGGTTTATTTGCCTCTCAGGACCCGCCCAACTAAGTTGCTCATTTTCTCACGATAAGAAAAAGGCTTTATATATTAATATATATTTATATCATTATTACCACATAATACACATATTATATAATTATATATAAATAATACATAACCATTAATCATATAATTAATACTAATAAATCACTTATATATTTAATTAAAAATAATCCAATTAACATCTATACATTTAAGTCAATTAGGTGTATAATAAACACATATTAATCAATCACAAGATATTCAATAAACACATCAGAGAATCAGCTAGTCGGCTGAATAAATTCCAAAAAAATTTAAAAAATAAAAAAGAGTTAGGAGTTATAAATGCAGGGCAATGAATACCAAAAATTGGCTATGCGTACTAACGATAAAATGGCTAATCATAGGCAGGCAGGTGATGTCTAATGCTTAAGCCGGAGGAAGATTGCTGTAATTGCTTATATAAATTCAAAATGTGGTTTGAAACGCCTTGCAAAAATTGCAATGGTAATCCAGACACACATCCTAACGGCACAGATAACTTTGTAGAACAGATTGATAGTACAAATGATATTGCAGCACTCTTTGAAGATAAAGAGTAGCTTAATTGCCCCTTAGCCAAGCGGTCAAGGCATAAGATTTTGATTCTTACATCATCAGTTCGATTCTGATAGGGGTAGTTCGCAAGTACTTAATCGTTACTTGCACCTTTGAACTTACTGGTTTGGTGGAATTACCATGACATTAAGTTCTCCTTTCACCTCATAGCAAGAGCTGTTAAGGACCGTCAGAAAGTCCGTGAGGTTTTACGCATATCCCACACAAATATGCGTAGTAATTATTTCAAATATTTCATAATCAGCAGTTATCCTTAAGGGATAGACAGCGAGCGAAGCCACTTTCTTTGAACAACCAAACTGCACGGTGGAATACATCCAGCTTTGCCACGACCTGTTATAGGTGTCATAGCCTATACTGCTGTTAAGGCTAGCACTTTATATTCCCTCAAAACAATATTTTTAAGCGTATAAATGACCTCCAAAGTAATTTATAAATGTGAATTGTTTAATCTCTCTGTGCTAGTCTTTTTTATTTCAACTTGTCAGAAATTCTTACAAGTTGACGGATAGTAGTTCAGTTGGGAGTAACGCTTGATTTATTCAAGTAGTCACAGGTTCAAGTCCTGTCTATCCGATTACAACAAACTAGGTGATGCAGACCGAAAAGCACAAGCCTTAGTGCCTGTTTGTTGTTTTGTTAATAAGGCAGTTATCAGAAAGGCAGGTAATAAATATTATGAATTTTGCAGAAAATGAAAATTCAAGAATACTTCCTAATATTCAAAGCCCTATAATCTATTTTCTTATGGATGAGGATGAGGTTGTTTATGTTGGACAATCTAAAATAGGATTAGTAAGACCATATTCACATAAAGATAAAAAATTCACCAAAATAGCAATTATTAATTGTAAAGAAAGTGAATTGGATGATAAAGAAACAGAATTTATCAAAAAATATAAGCCGAAATATAACAAGAAAGCAGGAAATAGTGATTATTCATACACTAGAATAAAAACAATAATCAAAAGTCAAACGAATATTCGTAACTTTAATGTGTATGATGTAAGAAAGCTTGTGACAAAACTTGGATTGAAAACTCATATTTTCAATGGGAGCATTTATATAAACGCGGAAGATTTTGATAAAATGTTTGCTTTTGTAAAAGAAACAAGTAATGGGGTTAAAAATAAAGAAGAATGGAAGAAAAAAGTATTTTAATTTAATTTGGTAAAATCAGTTACCTAGTGATTGCAACACGAAAAGAGTAACCTACGAACTCCTGGTAACTGTTTTTATATAAATCGTAGGGTTATCTATCGTAGGAGGTAAAATATGGCAGACATAAAAATAAAAAAAGCAGTAATTAGAGAAGATTTATTATCAATAACAAACGATTATAGAAAAGCAATCATTCTCAATCAGTTTATCTATTGGTCTGAAAGAGTATCGGATGCAGATAAGTTTATTCAAAAAGAAAATGAGATTGCAAAGAGCAATGGCGAAGAAGAAAGAGAACTTTTCTATGGTTGGATATATAAAACCGCCGAAGAATTAGCTGACGAGGTTATGTTAGGTTTATCTGCAAGTCAGATAAGAAGATATATCAGCGATTTGGTGAATATGGGTTATATCTCAAAGCGAAATAACCCTAAATATAAGTGGGATAGAACATTACAATATAGGGTAAATCTTGTAAATATTGCAAAAGACCTTAAAAAGAATGGTTATCCATTAAGCAATTATAAAATTGAAATTCCAGAAAATGAAAAAACCATTGTGCACGAGTGCGTAATCAATAATGAACCAATGGAAAATCAAACACAAGCTAGTGGCGAAGCAATACCAGATAATACTAACATAGATTACTTAAACAGAGATTATAATTCAGAAATTACTAATAAGGATAATACATCAATTAACATTGATGGAGAGGTACATACATCGTTTTCAGAGAAACCGACGGCAAGAGCTGTCACAAGAGATGAAATGTTGCTTAAAGAAAAAGATATGGTTAATAGGTTCAATAACATCTGTGACAACAACATAGATAATTCAGCTATATGTGATTGCGTTAAAGACGGATTTAAGATGTATATGCAGTTATATGAAATCTATTTCCATAAAGTACACCCAATACTTACAGATAAGACATTAAAGAATGTATGTTTTGTGCTATCAACTATCACAGATACAGAACACGGACATTTTGACGCTGACGCTATATATGAAACAGACGATAAGGGTATTACAGTTTTACAGAGAATGATTAACGACCATTTCATCAGAGAACATAGAGAAAGCACTAACTACTCAATAACACATTTTGCCAACGCTGAATATCTTGGCAAACTGGCAAATAGATTTATAGAAATGTAAAGGAGTGATGTTTATGAAAAAGGAAATAGTGGAAGCGATACTAACAGCAATAAATCTCACATTGATTTACTTAATAAATAATATGGCTGGTTTGGCAGGCTTATTAGTTTTTGCATTTGGGGAATTACTAATGGCATTAACAATCTATAACAAATATAGATAGGAGTGATTATTATGGCAGCAGGTGTACATCCACTAAATAAAGATAAATTCTATGAAGCAATTAACCTGTACATATCGGGACAGGCTTCACAGGTAAAGGCGGCAAAAGTAGCAGGTTGCAGCGTGCCGACATTTAAGAAATATGCTAACAAGATTTATGGCGGCGAGGAATTACCAGATAATTTATGGGGGAGGAAGTGATATGTGTAAATTTTGCGATGGCAGAGAGAAAAGGATTGAAAACGGCTTCACGTGTGGAAATGCTCATATAGTAAAAAATAATTTTGGCTACTCATATTCACTTCACTATGACAATAGCGCTGATGAATACGGAGAAGGAACATTTGAGATTAACTATTGCCCTGTCTGCGGTAGAAAGTTGGTAAAAGAATGAAACATCAAAAAGAATGGCGCACGTGCGACAGGTGCGGAAAAGAATTAAAAGTAAGGTTACTGTATGCCAACTCAATTACGAGAAACAGCATTATAAGTAAAACCTACGATTTATGTAATGAGTGCATGGAAGATTTTAAGAGGTTTATGAGGAATAAACATGACAGGCAAACATTGAGAGATTACTTTAAGGAGTGAATAGAAGTGAAAACGCTAAATGATTTTATCAAAAATCTGGAATCTTTTTATCAGTTTTATAAAGATTATGAATACAATGGTGATGCTTGTAGAGTTATTATCGAAAGCTATCAAGAAGTATTATGCAGCCGAACAAAAACAATGAGTAAACCGGTGTATTGTGCAAAAAACGTTATTGCAGAAATAGATAAGTGGTATGAAGATTCTTGGAAATCTATGTATAATTGCGAACCACTTGAGACAGCAGAAGAAAAAATTATAATAAAATCCGATGGCAAAACTGCACAAGTGTTTATTGATGGTAAAAAAGTAAACTGTACAGATATGGAGTTGCATTTTATAGGTCATTCAAACCAAAGTCCAATGATTAAAGTTAATGCACAATGGCATAAAACAGATGAAAACGGAAATGTAATTTTGAATGAGGATAAAACTGCCATATTAACAGAGGGTATCAAAATAAATTGTTAGGAGTGTTTGAAAATGCAAATAATAGTAATGCTTGTGATGGCAGGAGTCGCATTTTTGTTCTTGGGTGCATATTTTTTAATCGACTATATCATAACAGGACAAAGGCTCAAAATAAATCAAAAGGCTTGGGATGAATACAGTGCAAATATGGATTTTGATAGAAAGGTCGATGAGTATTTGCCTTGGTGTATAGGACAAAAGATAAAAAACGGGTGGCATAATTATTATTTTCCAAAATTTTAAGGAGCAAAGTTATGAAAATAACAGAAATGAATAACTGCATTGAGAAAATGCGTGAGTGTTACAAGTTTGATGATGATAAAACGGAAATAATACTTGCTGACTTACGAAGCAATAAAAGTAATTGCGTTACTGTTTGCACAAAAGATGAAAATGGTACTGAAATTGCAATGACAAAGTATTTGAACGAATTAAAAAAGCTAGATTACCAAAAGGAGAAAATCAAATGACAACATTGATTGTAGATGATTTAGACATTCCACCAAGCACTATTGCAAGTGCTATTGTCAATAGAGTCCCACTTAATGAAGATAAAAACTGCCACATTAAACATTGGAGTACCAGATGGAGAATTGAAAAGGATGGAAAACGTACTTGTCTGGAAGTTAAGAAATTAAAATAAACAATTACCGACTACAGATTGATTGTAGCCGCTGACCTTAGAGAGTTAAAGGCTGATAAAACATAGAAAAGGAGATGGAACTTATGAAACAGTTATTTGTAAGCGTGCCGATGAAAGGCAGAACAGAGGAAGAAATCAAAGCAAGTATTCAGAAGATGAAAAAGGTAGCAGAGATATACGAGGGTGAGGAATTAGAGCTTATCGACAGCTACATTGAGGATAACCCACCTAAAGACAGTAAAGAAGCTGTGTGGTATTTAGGCGAGAGCCTTAAGAAGCTGGCACAGGCTGATGTATTCATTGGAATATGTGAGAGTTATGATTGGAACGGCTGTAGCATTGAAAGAGAAACAGCGGAAAAATATGGCATTAAAACATATATGATTCCAGCACGGTATGTAATTGATGATTATAATGCACTTTTGAATAGATTGCATCCGACTTGCTGTGATGCAATGCTGACATTCTAATAAAAATATTGCCGGCTACAGATTGGTTGTAGTCGCTACCCTAAAACAGTTATAGGCAGAGGTCTATAAGCACCTTTGCTTTTAAGTGGAGGTGCTTATCTTGAATTCTGAATTAAATCAACTGATAGATGATTGCGAAAAATACATATCCCAAAAAGGAATAGATGAAAACATTATAGAAGTCTACTACAACGTGTGCCAGCTTGCCAAGAATGAGGGTGAAATTGACACAATGTTAAAATGTACGGCTAGGACAAAAGAACTCATAGAAAAGGCTTGTATGCGTGATATAGGCATAGATATTTTTGAACTTGAAAAATATACATTCAACAACAATATAGACAATGATTTAGTCAATAGATATTTTGATACCTTATTGCTTGAAGCTCCGCACTTATTTCACAGCTATTTGCTTTATCTTGAAAAAGACAGAGAAGAGAGTGAAAGATTTTATCAGCCAAAAATGAAACAGCTTAATAAATACGGGCTTATTCAAGCTATGCAAGATTTGGAAGACGACAAATATAATAGATTATGTATTTCTATGCCACCAGGAACGCAAAAAACTACACTGGAAAAATTTTTTTGTTCTTGGATAATTGGCAAGCACCCTAAAGATTACAGCCTTTTCTTTTCTCACAGCAACGAAATTACAGGAAAGTTTTATAAAGGAGTGCTTGACATAACAACAGATGATAAAGAATATAAATGGAATGTTATTTTCCCTAATTTACCATTACAAAGCACAAATGCACAGGCACAAGAAGCTAATTTCGGCAAATACAAAGCATTTTCAAGTATTCAATGCTCATCAATAGGAGCTAAGAACGCAGGTAAGGTTAGAACTAACCGTTATTTATATTGTGATGACCTTATAGGCTCTATTGAAGAAGCACTTAATCCAATAATTCTTGAAAAAATATGGAGAATTTATGGAGTCGATTTAAAACAAAGAAAGCTAAACGAACAAGTAAAAGAAATAATTATAATGACCAGATGGAGCACAAAAGACATTATTGGACATATTATTGAGCTTTATGGAAACGACCCAAAGTTAAAAATTATTTCTATTCCAGATATTGACCCTAAAACAGGGAAAAGTAATTTTGACTATGAATATAATGGAATGTCGGTGGAGTTTTTTAATGATCAAGCACTGACAATGGATGATATATCTTATAGATGTCTTTATAAGCAAGATCCAATAGAACGTGAGGGATTGCTTTATCCAGAAAACAAAATAATGAGATATAAAGAACTTCCTAAAACACGAATTAAAAGAATTACTGGACAATGTGACACGAAATCCTCTGGTACTGATTTTTATGTGTTCCCTTGCCTGGTTGAATTTGAAGGATATGAGGGAACGTATTACTGCACTGATACTATATGCAACAATTCGGCAGATTACGAAAAACAATATGAAAATTCAGCAAATTTAATTGTCGATAACGAAATACAAGATTGCGATTTTGAAGCTAATCAAGGCGGAGATAGAGTTGCAAATGAAGTCAGAAAACGAGTAGAAGAAAAAGGCTGGTTATGCAATATATCAGACACTGCAACTGAAACAAACAAAGAAGCAAGAATATTTCAATGTTCTAGTTGGGTATTGCAACATATTGTGTTTAAAGATAGAAGCCTATATGAACCCAAGAGCGATTATGCAGAGATGATGAGTTGGTTGTTGAAATATTCAGTATCTGGTAAAAATTTGCACGATGATGTACCGGATGTTTTTTCAAATTTTGCATTAAGAATGAAAAGAGGAAATAGAGTAAAAAAGACAGTAATTATGTCAAGTCCGATATAAGAGGAGGGTTTATATGACAACTAAGGACTATTTGAATCAGATAAGTTATTACAACAAGATAATTGATAATAAATTGATAGAAATAACACAGTATAAAGAATTATCATACAGCATATCAGCAGTTGTTAATGAAGAAAGAGTTATGTCATCATCAGATCCAGACAAAACAGGCTGTGGATATGTCAGACTTGAACAAATGGAAGAAAACCTTGATAAGCTTATAGATAAATACATTGATGTAAAAAACAAAATAATAGAGCAGATAGAACAGATAAACAACGAAGATTATTACACAGTATTGTTTCTAAGATATGTCAGAAAGTTTACATTTGAAAAAATTGCAAATGAAACAGACTGGTGTTGGCGACAGGTACACAGGATACACGCTAAAGCATTACAAGCCTTTGAAGATAAATATGGAAATGAATATTTATAAAAGATGTCATAGAATGTCACATTGCCGGCGTGGTATAGTATACCTGTAAGAAATTACAGAACTGTTTTTCATCAAATATTACAATCCTTTATCGGAAAGCACCGTTACTTAATTGTAGCGGTGTTTTTTGTTATGCAACGAGGTAGAAATATGAATTTTTATATGAATAAAGATAAATCAATTATGTGTCCGAATTGCCATAAGTTTTTGACTAAGGCAGACAGCAAAGACCCAAGAACACATAAACTGGCTTGTAGGCACTGCCACAAGTGGATTTGGTATGTGCCTAACGATGATGATAATTTTCAAATTAAAGAAATACCGGACAGCAGAAGTTCAAGCGGTATGACATTTTATTAGAGGTGTAGACAATGCAGACAGGAAGAATTGCTATTTATACAGGTGCAAAAGAAATAACACCTGACAATATAATACCAATTTTGCGTGAAGCAATTTTGGAACATGATATTAATTCCAACAGAATACAGTTTCTTCTTGATTATGACGCAGGAATACAGCCAATAGTTAGGAAGAACCCAAAGACTTACAGACCAGACATTGACTGCGAGTGTTGCGATAATGTGGCTAATGAGGTTACCGAGTTCTGCCTCGGGTTCAAGTGGGGGAACCCTATAACACTTGTTCAAAATGGCGATAATGAGGATTCTAACCTTACAAAAGCTATAGCAGAATTAAACAGCTGCTATGAATCACAGAACGCAAGGCAAAAGCAGCAGGAACTTGCTAGGTATGTTGAAATCGGCGGAATTGGATATGTTTATATTGATATAAATACAGAATACGAGGACGGAGAAAGCTATTTCACATATGACATATTAGACCCAAGAACAACATTTGTTGTAAGGTCAACAGCTTATAGTGATAAGAGGGTTATTCTTGCAGGTACTTATATCAAAGACAAACATAGTGGCACAAGATATTACACCTGTTTTACAAAAGATATTCGATATGAAGTTACGGATGGGGTAAAAATTACTAACGGACCAGAAAAAGGAAAAACAAAATGGGGATTTTTAGAGAGAAGTGGAGAAGAAAATCCACTGCATAAAATTCCTATCATTGAATACACAAGGTCATTTGATAGAATGGGCTGTTTTGAACGGCAAATATCTGAAATGGATAACTTAAACCTACTCATTTCAGATTTTACAAATGATGTCGAACAGAATACACAGGCAGTATGGCATACAAATGATGTTGATTTTCCGGTTGAACAGGAAACAATAGTTGATAAAGATGGAACACCACATATCACTGAAAAAGTAAGAAAACCAAAATCTGGAGAATGGATGCAGACCTACACATCAGCAGATGGCAAAACTCCAATAGTTGAGCCACTTGCAATTAATTATGATTACACAGGTATGCTTAATAATATCCAATCAAGGCGACAGATAATCTTGCAGAAATGCAATGTTCCACAACGAAATGATAATAGCGGTGGCAGTACAGGAGTTGCAATGTCAGATGCAACAGGCTGGTCACAGGCTGAAACAGCGGCGGCAAAACAACAATTAATTACAGATGGCTGCAAAATGGAAGAAATAAAAGTTGTTCTTGCGGCTATCAAGCTGTCAAACAATGTTAATAGCAGTAACCCATTACTTAAATTGAGGGCAAGAGATGTAAAGCCTAGCATTAAGCGGCAAAAAACTTATGAAATGTCAACCAAGGTTAATGCCATGGCAACATTGATAAGCCACGGATTTAGCCTTAAAGATACAGTTGATGCAATTCCATTCTTTGATGACCCTAACGATGTTGTAGCGAGAAGCGGAAAGATGGTTAAGGCATATCAAGACAGTATAATTAACAAAGATACACAGAACCAAGCAGAGGGCGGAGATGGCGAACAACCACCTAACAAAGACCGCACAATGCAAGACTTATCAGACCAGACAGAAAATAGTCCAGTTATAGATAAAAGCAGAACAGATAAATAAATTGATATTGAGCCGCAGGGTAGAAAATGCCTTGTGGCTTTTTAATGCCCTAGAGAAAGGGCAATACAAATATCGCAAGAAGTTGAGAGAACAACAAAAAACGCAGAAAGCAGAGGTAAAGAAATTATGGCAGATGTAACTAACACAACAACAGAACCAACAACTAATAATGAACCCCAGAACGAAGAACAGACACCTAGTGTAGAAGAACTTATGGCACAGCTTGCCAGTGAAAGAGCTGAAAAAGAGAAGTATAAGAACGCTTCCGACAAAGCCAGTTCAGAAGCAGCTAAGTACAAGAAAGAACTTCGCTCAAAGCAGACAGCAGAAGAACAGGAAGCGGAAGCAAAGGCAGAAGCTGAAAAATTGCAGGCTGAAAAGTTCGAGAACATGAGCAAAGAGCTTAATCATATGAAAGCTGTCAATGCTTATCAGAAAGTTATAGGCGATGGAAAGGATATTGATTCTTTGATTGATGCGGTTGCAGATGCAGACCATAGCCTTATAGCAACTGTAATTGCCAATGAGGTGCAAAGACAGGTTAAAGAAGCTAAGGCAGAGTGGCTTAAATCAAGACCGGCTATTAATGCGGGCGGTGGAGAAGAAAGCACGATAACACAGGAACAGTTCAACAAGATGAATTACCACGAAAGAGTGGAGTTCAAAAATAAGAATCCAGAACTTTATAAGAAGTTCACAGAGTAGAAAACGGAGGTAAATAAACTATGCCACAGACTAAGTTAGCAAATTTAGTAGACCCACAGGTAATGGCTGATATGGTATCAGCTAAGTTGCCAAAGAAGATTAAGTTCTCGCCTATCGCAAGAGTTGATACAACACTTGTAGGCAGACCGGGAAGCACAATTATTGTGCCAAAGTTTGCTTATATTGGCGATGCAGAAGATGTAGCAGAAGGTGTTGCTATGGGCACAACAGTACTTACAACATCTACAACAGAAGCAAAGGTTAAGAAAGCAGGTAAGGGTGTAGAGCTTACAGATGAATCGGTATTATCTGGTTATGGCGACCCACTTAGCACAGCTATCAATCAGATTGCTATGTCAATCGCTGCAAAGGTTGATAATGACAGCTATGATGCACTTTGTACAGCACCTATTGATTACGATGGAACAGCAGCATCTATCAGCTATTCAGCAGTTGTAGCAGCTAATAGCAAATTTGATGATGAATCAGATTTATCACTTACAAAGATATTGTTCATTAATCCAGCGCAGGAAGCTACATTACTTAATGACGATGATTTCAAGTCAAATGACAAATATCCTCTTAATGTAATTATGAATGGTACTATCGGTTCTATTGCAGGAGCGCAGGTTGTTAAGTCTAAGAAAGTTAAGCTGGTTAAGTATGAGCTTGATGATTCAGCAGGAACAATCAATGTTGTAGTTGATACAACAAGCGAAGATGCAACGAATGTCCACCTTGACACAGCACTTGCACATACGCTTAAGCCAAAGGGCAAGGAAATCAAGGTAGGTAGCAAGTTAAAGGCTGTTACAGCAGAGTTCTACGCTTGCCCTATTGTTATCGTATCAGCCGAAGACCCTAACGAGGACGCAGGTGCAGATGGCGTGTCAGAGGAAGAGAATGCACTTACAATCTATATGAAGAGAAATGTTGAGATTGAATCTGACAGAGATATTCTTGCAAAGACAACTGTTATCACTGGTGATGAACACTATACAGCAGTCTTAAGCAATGATTCAAAGGTTGTTCTTGCTAAGTTCGGAAAGTAAGAGGTGTTTATATGTTATTAAGACGACATAAAATCAACGCCGCAAAGCAGAGTGAAGAAGTAACAGCAGATAATGTAAGACAGGAAGCGGTTTATGGAGATGAGCTTAAGTACGAGGAAGAGCAGGACAAGTTCCCTGCTCAACCTACAAGCGATTACACAAAGACAGCTATTAAGCGTATGCCAACAACGGACTTACAGACACTTGCCTTAGAACAAGGCATTGAGAACGCAATGGAGCTTACAGGAGCAGAACTTAAAGAACTGTTAATTGAGAAATTAGGGTTATAGGAGCTAGGCTATGGAATTGAAAGATACAGTAGAAATGATGAATGGTGCTGATTACAAAGAGAGATTTAAAGCAGAGTATCAGCAAGTAGTTATTCGCTATAAGAAACTAAAAAATATGCTTGATAAGTGGGATAACGATGAACTTACATTTACTCCAACTTGCCCTAGAAGTACATATAATATGCAGATTAAAGCAATGACAGATTATATTGCAGTTCTTGAAGCAAGAGCAGTAATGGAAAGTGTAGAGCTTTAGAAAGGGTTTGAACTATGGAAGAATACACCACATTAGAACAAGTCAAAATCAGACTTAAACAATTTCATATTGATACAGTCACAAATGATGATGAAACAACATCTGATGTGGTAGTGTTCGATAACAAAGAAGATAATCCAATAATCGAGCAACTCATTAAGCAGGCTACAGAAGATGTAAAAGCAAGAAGAAATTACCCCGACAACTACACAGATGAAATGATAACCGAGGACTTGGAGAAATTTGAGAGCGTTATTGTTAATCTGGCTGTCTATGACCATTCACAGGCAGGTGAAGCATTTATGGCAAGCTACAATGAGAATGGTGTCAACAGAACTTGGAGAGATAGAGACGGTTTATTTGTCGGGGTATTCCCTTTTGCTAAGGTTTTATAGAAGATTGTGCGTTACCAACAGGGTAGCAGGCGGCACACATTAAGGGTGGTGGGCGGTGTGCCTATTAATTTTGCAGGAGATATAAAATGAAAGAATTTTTATTACAAACTTATACCGTAGTATTACCGATATTACTTGGCTATATAGTTTGGCTTCTGAAACAACAGAAAAAAGACAAAGATGCCAATAGTAAAGGCACAATGTTGCTTTTGCGAGTACAGCTTATCGAATATCACGATAAGTATATGAAAATAGGTGAAATTCCATCTTACGCCTATGATAATTTCGTCGAGATGTATAACGCATATCACGCATTGGGCGGCAATGGAATGGTGACTAAGATGTATAACGAAATACAGGAAATTCACTTAAAGAATGGAGGCAAAGATTAAAATGGATATAACATCGGTAACAACAGTTGTAGCAATCGTTGTAATTACATATCTGATAGGCTTAGGAGCTAAGGCAATTCCACACATTAAGGATAATTACATTCCTATAATCGTAGGTGTTACAGGCGGTATCTTAGGCGTTATAGGTATGTATGTAATACCTGACTTTCCGGCAAATGATATTCTTAATGCAATCGCAGTAGGAATTGTGTCCGGATTATCAAGCACAGGTGTTAATCAGATTTATAAGCAGGTAAAGAACAATGCTTGACATTAATAAGCAGGTTATGAAGTATTCACTTCAAGGGCAGACAGTAACTATTTACGAAAGAGACGATGACGGCAATATTCTTTATGAGGGATATACCGACACAGAGGGTAACTTTATTCCTTATCTTAATGATGAGGGGAATAAGATACCCAAAGTTCTTGAAGAAAAAACAGGCTTTTCAGAGCCTACGGATTTCAAAGCTAACATATCATTCAGCGGTGGAGAAGCACAAAGCAAGGAATACGGCTTTGATACCGCTGATTTTGATGCTATTTTGCTGACAGATAGGAATATGTTACCTATCCAAAAAGGCGACCTTATATGGCTTAATAGCAAGCCTACATACACATCTGACAGCCTTGTTGATAAAACGTCAGCGGATTTCACGATTGTAGGCATTAAGCCGGCATTATATTCAACTAAGTATATGCTTAAAGCAGTTGTAAAGTAGGTGCATTATGGAAGACACAACGATTAATGTTTTGGGAACAGCATACGCTATCGAGTTAAGGCAACTTAACGATAAAGATATGGACGGCTTTTGCGACAATACAGCAAAGCTAATAGTAATCCGTTCTGATAACTATAATGAAGTGGGTAATTTTGTAGAATTGCAGAAGAAACAATTAAGACACGAAATAATACACGCCTTTCTATCTGAAAGCGGATTACAGTGTAATTGGCAACATATAGAACAATTTGGACACGATGAAACAACTATTGATTGGTTTGCAATTCAGTCACCTAAAATATTTAAAGTTTTTGTGGACTTAAAATTACTCTAAGGCGGTGTAATATGGCAAGACATACAATTAATATATCCCTATCAGAAAAGTCCGTAAATGAAGCTATCAGACAGCTACAACAGTATAAGCAGAGTTTGCAGTATAAATGTGAATTGCTTGTTGAACGACTAGCAGAATTAGGCGACAAAGCGGCAATTATGAGTGTTAATGAAAGTCCATTAGGTAGGACAGTAACATTGAGAGTTGACAGAAAGCCTATTCAAGATGGCTACCAAGCTATTTTAATTGCTACCGGTAAAACTGTTGAGGTAGAAGATAGAGAGCCATTTTACACGCTATTAGCAATTGAGTTTGGAGCTGGTGTTTATTACAACAGCGGTAACGAGAATCCGAAAGCTAATGATTTTGGCTTAGGTGTAGGAACATACCCAGGGCAGATACACGCATTTGAAGATGGCTGGTACTACTTAGGCAATGATAATCAATGGCACTACACACACGGCGTTAAAGCTACAATGCCTATGTATAATGCCACAATGGAGATTATTAATCAGTATAAGCAGATAGCAAGAGAGGTGTTTAGTTAATGGCAAATGCAAACGATTGGGCGATAGACCTTGAAAATACAGTCACAGCACTTGTCAAGGCTAAAACCCTAACACAGCTTAAAAAGAAATATCCAAAGATAGTCATAACAAATGAGGGAGAAAACAGCGGTCAAGCAGTATTCCCAACAGTATACATTCATTTACTGCCAGCAGTAGAACAAGGACAAACACTTGACGGACAGACAATTAACGCATTGTTAGCGACATTTCAAGTAGATGTTACAGCTAATACAAACAAGTCTGACTGTCGTAAGGTTATGGCGATAATTACAGATACATTCAAGACAATGAGATTTCAAGGCAATGCAATGCCAGAGTTCTCAATCAGTAATAAAGTACATAAGAGTACCGCTAGATTCAGAAGAATGATAGCGGCAAATGACAGATTAATGTAACAAAGAGCAGAAATGCTCTTATTTTTTTGCAAATTTTTAGGAGGTAGACAAGGCAATGGCAAGTACAAGTTATAAAGCTAGAGTTATCTACAAGGAGCATAGCGAAGATGGTTTTGCAGGCTCATATAAGTTAATGGTTGCGGCTAAGTCAATTTCGGCACCGGTATCAGCGCCTAACACAGTTGAAAGTACAACATTTGAAGATGATTCACAGACATTCTTAATGGGCATCAAAACATCTGACGCTAAGACTTACACAGGAAATCTTGAAAAGGCTTATTTACAGGACTTAATCAAAGCAGAGGGTAAGCAGTTGGATATTATTCAGTTATATGGCTCTGACGGATTAGGTGCGGTTGCTAAGTACGCATTTGTCGGACAGGTAACAGCAACACCTAATGATGTTTCTGGTACTGATTCAGTACTTGAAATGACAGTAACAGCAGTTCCTAACACTTCACCTATCGAATGTACAGACAAGCTTCAAGTTGTCGAGGGTGCTGGTGGCACATTCACAGTAACAAAGGTGGGGGAATGATAAGCCAATCGACTAAATCAAAGGCTGTGTCGATTGGTGGCACAAACGCCAAAACAGCCGACTACACATCATATCTTGATGATGTAACAGAATAATTATTTAAAAAAGGTAGGTGCGGTGTAAAATCCGCACCTTTCCCTATATGTACGATAGGGTGGGAAAGGGTAAAAATTATGATGAATATTAATGTAAACGGAAAAGAATACAAAGTTGAGTTTAGCTTCGGTGCAGCAGAATGTAAGGAAATTGTGCAGAAAATGTTTTCTGTCGTTAATGGTTCTTACTTACTTGTACAGACAGATAAGAGTGTTGCACAGGCTTCTTTTGATGGGCTAGCAAATATGACAGCAGATGTGCCAGAGATTTGCATTACCGCCATTTATGCAGGCTGTATTGACAATAACCCAGTAACTATGGATGAAGCAAAGGAACTCACTAGGGCATATATTACAGAGAAAAGAAAGACAGATAAGAGTTACGGATATAGAACGTTGTTTGAAGAAATCAAGAAAGCGATGGAAGATGATGGTTTTTTCGAGCTGTCAGGGATAACAACGATGTTAGAGGAAATGGCGAACAATGTGGAAGAAGCGACACAGGAACAGAAGAAGCCGACAGTAGTTCCACAGGACCACAAGAAAAAGCAGACTTCCACAAAATAATTTGGGAAGAATACTTTGTCTTAGCCAGTTCACTAGGTATTAGTTATTCAGACTTTCTTAAAATGACACCTACAAAATTATTACTATACGCAAAAGGCAAAAAGATTGATAGACAAAATCGTGATTCAGAAATGTATAACTGGTTTTTAGTTTACGCAATTCCAGCTATTTCTTGCGGAATAGGTGCGGCATTTAATAAAGATGTACACATTGAATATCCTAAACAAGCTATTTTATCAGAAAAAACAGAAGAAAGCAAAAAAGATACCAACGATAAAGAGTTACAGCTGATGTTACTCAATGAGCAAAAATGGGCGGCACAGACTGAAAAGAGAGGACTACCGCCAACAATCCTATAAAAGGGGGTTAAAGCGTGGAATTAGATTCATTAGAAGTCAAAATTACCGGTACTGCCACTAAAGCTATCAATTCTGTTGATAAACTGATAAATCAGCTTACAAGGCTGTCAACATCACTTGCAACTGTGAATGGCTCATCACTAAGCGGTCTTGCGAGTGGTGTTAGTCAGTTAGGTTCTGCTATGCAGAATATGAACGCAGGAACAGCAGATTTTACAAGACTTGCCAAAAATATCACAAAAATAGGTTCTGTTGATTCAGTTGCACTAACTAACACAGCTACATCACTTCAAGCTGTCACAAAGGCAGTTGCAAGCATATCAGCTATTCCGCAAAATGCAACACAAGTCACAGAATTTGCAAAGTCACTTGGTAAGCTAGGCAGTAAGAGCATAGAAAACGCCGTTGTAAACATTCCAAAGCTAGGTAATGCTTTAAATGGCTTAATGACAACGCTATCAAGAGCGCCAACAGTAAGTCAGAATGTCATTCAAATGACTAACGCATTGGCTAATCTTGCTAGTCAAGGTAGCAAGGTGGGTACTTCTTCAAACTCACTTCAAAAGTCGCTGTATGGCGTTTCTACAAGTGCTAGAACAGCAACTAGAAGTAGTTGGAGCTTGGCAAGTGCAATAGGTAAGTTTTATGCCACTTATTTTATGGTAATTCGTGGCAGTAAGAAACTTATAGAAGCAATCAAGTCAACGACAGATTACATTGAAGCATTCAACTATCAAGCGGTTGCGTTTGGTAAGATTGGTTCAGAATGGGACAAAGACTATGAAAAGTACGGATATGATAACGCAACAGCATATGCAGAGAGCTTCCAAAGCAGAGTAAATGATACTCTCGGAAAACTATCCGGATTAAAAGTCAATGTTCAAGGCGGCTTGCTTGAAGAAAGCGGAGCAAAGAACTTAGGGCTTAACATACAAGAGATAACGCAGTACGCTTCACAGTTAGCTTCTGTTACTAATTCGTTAGGACAGACAGGCGAAGCAACAACGGCAATAACAAAGTCAATGACAATGCTTGCAGGCGATATAAGCTCACTTTTTAATGTGGACTATTCAACAGTTGCACAGAACTTACAAAGTGGTTTAATCGGTCAATCAAGGGCATTGTATAAATATGGTATTGATATTACTAATGCTACATTAGCGACGTATGCCTATAACTTAGGCATTTCTAAGTCTGTATCAGAAATGACACAGATGGAAAAGCAGCAGTTAAGAGTGTTGGCAATATTAGACCAAAGTAAAGTATCTTGGGGTGATTTAGCTAATAGACGGAAGAAAGTTAATGATATAGCTTATCTTCCAAGTGTTGCATAAGAATAGAAATATCTTATGGCAATCGGGCAAAATCGGTGAAGGCTAAAGTTTTCAAAACGAGCAATTTATGGTATAATATAGGCATGAATAAAACTTATATTATATACAAAGTAACTAATAAAATCAATGGTAAAATATATATTGGAAAAACTTATAATCTTGAAAAAAGAAAGAAACAGCACATTGGCGATATAAACAATGGCTTACCTTTTCATAACGCATTAAAGAAATATGGTGTTAATAACTTTGAATGGGAAATAGTTGATAAAGCAAATAGCGATTCTGAAATCAGAGAAAAAGAAATACAATGGATTAAGAAATGCAATTCTTGTATATCATTCCCAAACTCAAACGGATACAACATCACGCTTGGAGGCGAGGGTGGAATATCTTGGAACTCAAAGCCAATTCTTCAATATGACCTTAATGGGAATTATATTGACGAGTATATAAGCTCATCATACGCAAGCGTTGTAACAGGTTTGCAAAGACACGACATATCCGATTGTGCAAAAGGCATAGTAAGCCGTTCAGGTGAATATATGTGGCGTTATAAAGTTGGTGAAAATATCCCTAAAAAGATTGCTTCTTATTCAAAGAAAGCAAGTGTAAGAAAGCACGCTGTAATGCAACTTGATAAAGAGGGGTTTGTTCTTAACATTTTTGATTCATTAACACAAGCAAGTCAAGAAACATCAACATCAAGAACAAGCATATCTTTTTGCCTAAGCGGCAAATATGGAACGGCAAACAATTATGTATGGATATATGCTGATGAATACAATCCAAACAAAGATTATAAGTATAATGGCATAAAAGAGGGAAAGGGCATTTACCAACTTGATAATGATAGAAAAATCGTGAACCACTTTAATAATTGCACAGAAGCGGCTAGATATATGAATGAACCTGACAAAGTACATAAACAGATTCACAAGGCTATCAAGACAGGAAATAAATGCAGAGGATTTTATTGGATTAAAGCTGAAAATTATGCTAATACCGAGATAACTCAATAGATTACGAACAGGCTATTGAGTATCGTAACGAGTAGGAATTGAATAAATATAATATTCCCAAGAGTGTCCGACACTACTGCATATAGGGCAGTATGAGGTGGAAGTGGCTACCACCAAACCAAACGCAACAACGTGGGTGATAATGTACTCTGAACTTATAGGAAACTATAAGAAGTATAGGATAAAGAGCCTATACGATAACAAATTTGACAATCAATTCCCCAAGTAATATGTTACGCCAGTTCAGCAACAATATGAAAGAGGTAGGAATGGTAGCAGGACAGCTATTTATCCCAATTCTTTCAAAGGTTATGCCAATAGTAAACGGAGTAGCTATTGCAATCAAAAGATTATTAGTTGGGCTTGCTTCTTTTATGGGCGTTAAGATTGACTTTGAGAGCTTCGGACAAAGTGGCTATAAAGACACATCAGACGGCTTAGAAGATATTTCAGATGGCTACAAAGATGTAGCTGATTCAGCAAAGAAAGCTACATTATCCCTTATGGGTTTTGATGAAATTAATAAATTGCAGGATGATACAAGCTCAAGCAAGGGTTCAAGCGGCGGTGGCGGTGGCAGCACTATTGATTTGACAGACGATATTGCTAAGGCGGCGGCTGATTATGAAGCGGCGTGGAATAAAGCGTTTGCCAATATGGAAAATTCGGCAGTTGCCTGGGCTGACAGAATAGAGAAAGCACTTGAACCTGTTAAACAGATTTTTAAAGATTTTGCAGTTGGTGATTTCTTTAAGGCAGGTCAAGATACATCTAACCTTGTGGCAGGAATTTTTAATTGGTTTGCAAAGGCTATAGATGATGTTCCTTGGTATACAATTGGACATGATATAGGAGAGTATTTAGATGGACTTAATTGGCTTGAAATATTTTCAAGCCTTGGTAATGTGTTATGGCAAGCCATTAAAGCAGCTATCGAATTATGGAGTGGTTCATTTACGGCAGCACCAATTGAAACGACCTTAATAACAGCTATAGCGGCATTGAAATTTACAGGCTTAGGAAGTGTTTTGAAAAAGAAACTTGTTACAGTAATAGGAACAAGTATTAAAGGTGCTTTAAAATCATTCGGAACAGGCAGTATAATATCAGGAATAGGTGGATTACTTACAACAGATATAGGCACTATTATAGGAGCAGGAACAGCAACAGAAATAGGCTTAACTATAGGTGCTGGAATAGTAGGTGGAATAGTAGCTGCTATTGCTGGATTTAATTTAGGCAATTGGCTCAATGAAAAATTAACAGGCGAGAAAATAGATATGTCAATGTTCGACCAATTAGCATATCTTATAAAAGCACCATTTGAAGATTTACCTAGCTTTATTGACGGAGTGATAGAAACAATCACATTCGGACACAAAGATGATATAGCAAATTGGTGGACTACAAGTGTTGCACCTTGGTTTACTAAGGCAAAATGGGGAGAATTAGGCGACAATGCTAAAACCTCATTAAGCAATGCTTGGAATAGTTTTTCTAATTGGTGGGGCAATACAGCTATCGTAGGATGGTGGAACAATAGCGTAGCACCTTATTTTACAAAAGCAAAATGGCAATCTCTTGGAGATAACGCAAAAGGTAGCTTAACTGATAGTTGGACTTCGTTCAATAATTGGTGGAGCGGCACAGGAATATATAATTGGTGGAACGATAATGTCTTGCCATATTTTACTAAAGAAAGATGGGGCAACTTAGGTGAAAATATTAAGGATAGCTTATCTAACAGTTGGAATAGCTTTTCTAATTGGTGGGGCGGAACAGCTATAGGTAATTGGTGGAATAACCACGTAGCGCCTTACTTTACAGCAGACAGATGGAACGATATGGCAAGCGGAATAATGCAAGGGCTTAAAAATGAATGGTATAGCGTACTTGATTGGTGGGACAGCAAGCCAGAACTTCACAGAATATCAGTTGCAATAGAAGATTTCTTTAGTTATATACGAGAATTATGGCATAACCTAGAGGACTGGTGGAGTGACTTGTCGCTTAGATTTCCTCATATTAAAATGCCACATTTTAGCATTGAGGGCGAATTTAATCTTATGCCTCCAGAAGTGCCTCATATTAATGTTGATTTTTATGCAAATGGTGGTTTTCCAAGAAAAGGACAGTTATTCGTTGCAAATGAAGTTATGCCCGAAATGGTTGGTACTATGGACGGAAGAACAGCGGTAGCCAATCAACAAGAAATCACAACAGGTATTGCCAACGCAGTTTATCCGGCGGTTTACAATGCGGTTGTAGCGGCTATGTCAGAAGCTAACAACAATGTAAACATAACATTACAAGGTGATGCTGATAAATTGTTTACAATGGTACAGGATAAAGCTAATAACTACACTAATATGACAGGGCAAGCGGCTTTTCCATATTGATAAGATTTGCGTATTGTGTTATTCTTTTGCTATAAAATAAAAGCAAAGGGGTAACACAATATGGCAGAAAAGAAAGCAAAGAAAAAAGACAGTAAGCTAAGCATAGCGGCGGCAATTACAGCACTATTTATATTCACAATCCCAATAGGCTTTATATTGGCTATTGTGGATTTAATCAAAAGTAAAGGCGACAAGTCACAAAGACACTTAGGCTCTTACTTTGCAATAGTATCTTTTGTACTATTTCTGATAGTTGCTTTTAGCAATGGAAGCGGTAACAACAGTAACAATGCCAATGCTACGAAACAAGCTAGTACAACACAGCAAGATACAGACACAGCAACGAATGATGATACAACACTTAAATACCTTAAACACGAAGTAATTACAGATAGCAATGATAGAGAAGTTGTTGTTGTCTATTTTGACTTTACAAACAACTCAAAAGACAATGAAGCGTTTATTTACAACTATAATGTCACTTGCTTTCAGAACGGCAAGGAACTTGACTATCCGTTAGCTAGTTTTGATGTTGACGAATATAACAATGCAGCAAGAGAGTTGCAGACAGGTGCGAATATTACAGTTGCTAGGATATACATACTAGAAGATAAGAGTGACGTTGATTTAGAAGTGACAGCTTGGGGTTCAAGTAAGAAACTTATGAAGCTGACATTAAAAGTAGAATAATCTCTTAATGGAGCGTATCTTTTCGGTACGTTCCATTTTTTATTAAAAAACTATTGACTTTGTACGTACACTTTGATATATTATGAATGTACAAAATGTACGTAACTTTTGAAAGAAAGGAGTTAATAGTATGTCACCCAAATTAGGACAGAAGATTAAGGACAATCCAAAAGATAAAAGAATAGAAATTCGTATGGATGATGAAACTGTTAGGAAATTGGATATTTTAGCCAATGAACAGAACGTAAGTAGAGCAAAAGTAATCAGACAGGGAATTGAAATTCAATACAAAAACAGACAAAAATAAAAAAGAGTAGCAACAAGTCAGTCAAAACTTATAGTTACTACTCAATCAAAACATTCCAAAGGAATATAGTTATATTACTACGTTCCTTTGGAAAAATCAAGAGATTATAAAGAAACGAGGTAAAATAACTTGAAAGAAAACAGAGAAAAACTTCACGAGCTGATTGACAGCATAACAGACGATGGCAAAATTGAATACTTTTTAGGCTTTATAAGTTGCTTCATAGAAAAGTGGGGCAAATAAATATTATTGCGTGAGGCATTGTGGGCATATACTCCCACTACGCAATAAGTTCTGTTTTGAGCAAATGATAAATTTGTAGGAGGTAAAATAATGAGTTATAATAATAATCCAACTACAAAAGATGACACTCACAATGAGATTAAGGCACCGATGAACACTAAGAATATTTGCGGCGTAGACTGCTATGAGCAGAATGGCGTTGCGTACTTAAGATTGGAAAATGTTGCTAGAGGACTTGGGTTCACAAGAATAGCCGCAAGTGGTAACAAAGTAATCATGTGGAGCAGAGTTGAGAAATACTTGGAAGATTTAGGCGTACACACTTGTGCGCACGAAGATTTTATCCCAGAAAACATCTTCTACCGACTAGCAATGAAAGCCAAAAACGAAACAGCAGAGAAATTTCAAGCATTAGTAGCTGATGAGATTATTCCGTCAATTCGCAAGAATGGAATATATGCTACTGATAATGTTATTGATGAAATACTGAATAATCCAGACTTTGGAATAGAATTATTAACAAAGTTAAAAAAAGAAAGGCAAGCAAGAGTTGAAGCAGAAAGAAAGAACACTATCTTAACGCACGTCAATAAAACATATACAATGACGGAGATTGCTAAAGAGCTGAACTTAAATTCTGCTATTCAACTTAACAAGTTGCTTGCTGATAGAAAAATTCAGTACAATGTCAATGGAACTTGGGTTCTTTACTCACCATACAGCAGTATGGGATATGAGGAAATTAAACAAGAAATTCTTGACAGCGGTAAAGTAATCTATCATAGACGAATTACCCAACTTGGAAGAGAATTTATACTGCAATTATTCAATAATGTTGCATAAGTTCTCTTGTGAGATATAATAGCTCAAACAGAAAGAAAATTCAATAGCTGTAAGAAATTTACAGCTATAAAAAATCAGAACAAGTTGGGTAGACCTGTTATGATTAGCACATATGAGTACATATAAGTTGCTCACGTCAATAATAACAAATAAATAGCAAAATGACAAGGACATTTCACTTAATTGTGAGGTGTCCTTTTTGTGTGCTTAGGAAGTGAGGTTTTACTATGAATTTTATACAATACATAAAGCAAGCGTGGAAAGCTGGCTCAAGCGGCGGTACTCCATTAAGTCCAGACAGGCTTAATCATATGGAAGACGGTATTAAGAATAACAATAGTATGATAAGTGAATTAAATAACAACAATATAACTAATAATATTTGCACTAATTTATTAAACCCAACACTTAAAACTTCCTCTCAGAATGGAATTACTTGTACCAATAATGGAGATGGTACTTATACTTTGAATGGTACTGCTAGTGATAATGCAGTTTTTATACTACAAAGTAATATAGAAATTGCTTCTGGAAAATATAAATTAACAGGATGTCCACAAGGAGGTTCTACAACAAGTTTTAAACTTGACTTTGAATATAAAGGTAATTCAACAGGTATTGATTATGGTAATGGTAGTATAATTAACAAAACATCAAATGATATTTTTAAATATCTTCGAATAGTTATTTATACAGGTGCAATATTAAATAATGCGGTTTTTAAGCCAATGCTCACAACTAACCTATCCGCCACCTATAATGATTTTGTACCTTATACTGGTAACACAGGACGGCTTAATGCAGATGTTGCTCTGCTGAGAAATAATCTAGACAACACTATAAATAAATATGTTATAAATACAAAGGAAACAATATATATACCATTAAACACAATGCTTTTAATATATGAAACAGCATTTGATATGGGGACTTATGTAGTGCGAAGCGAACCTGGAAATAAAATGTTTATTCACGCCCTTAAAGAAAATTCAAAAGTTAATATTGAACTAGCTGATAATGGAAATATAAAAATTACTAACACAGCAAGCATTGGCGGGGATATTCTTACTATAGTCTACTAAATGAATAACAATATAAATTAATTTGATTTTAAGAGCCTTTAAAATAATATTAAAAACAACAATATATAAAACTAAGGGAACGTATCAGAGATGATATGTTCCTTTTTGTTACCTATTTTTAGGCAGAAAGGGGCGATTGAATGATAAGTGCTGTAATTATCGAGGGGGTGACATTCCCAGTAGCATATAACGGCTACACGTACACTAGGGCGAAAATTTGGTCTAAAAATACTGGAAGAAATGATGTTGGAGATTTAGTTGGTACGTTGGTGTGTCTTAAGGATAAGGTAGAGATACAATTACCGCCGCTAACAGGACAGCAAGCCAAAATACTTGATGATGTAGTAAGTGATGTTAATAACCCATTCCCAACGGCACAAGTTCTATTCTTAGGCGGTCAGCAAAAGGAAATGACAATATACACAGGAGATGTGACATATCCGTATCTCACAAGAGCGAAGAATGAGGACGGATTAATAGTCGGAGCGAAACTAAGTTTAATTCAGAAATAAGGAGATTAACTATGAAAATAACAGGAAATGAAGTTTTAGCACATTATGAAGCACTTGGAAGCGTAGCACAGCTTAAAATGGGTGGCAGATTAGCAGTTGCCATTATGTCTAACATTAAGGCATTAGAGCCACATTTTAAGGCGGTTGTAGAAACGATAGAAAAGATACACAAGGAAAATAAAGACAACAACGATAAGATAAAATCAGAACTTGAAGAACTAGGAAAACAGGAGATAGAAGTATCTGAATATACAAAAGTTGATACAAGCGTGTTTGATAGTTGCGAAGCTATTGAGCCAGCTAAGATTATCGCACTTAGCTTTATGATTAACGATTAATCATCAGAAAGGAGCAACCTAATGAAAAATATTAATTGGGGTGCGGATTTCAATTTGCTGTATGCAAGATATTACAGCAAATATTTAGTTGACGGAAAAGAATACAATCAGACACTTAATGAGTTTAAATACAACAATATAATCAATCCGAATAACACGATTTCCATAGGTAACACTTGTAGTAGCAGTGTTACCTTTTCTATTTTTAAGCCGCAAATTACACTTGAAAATAAGGATATAACTATTTTTGAGGGTGTTAAGGGTAATGGTGGAATTGAGTATGTACAGATAGGCATATTTACTGTAACTAAAGAAGAAAGCAACGGCGAATACACCAAGTATACAGCTTATGACAAGATGTACAAAGCTGAAAAAGGTTACTTTTCCGAATTGACTTATCCTAGCACAGATAAGGCTATTTTAGAGGAAATTTGCACAAAGTTAAGCATACAGTTAGCAACTAGCATAACAAGTACACATACAATTACAGATAAACCGCAAGGTTATACAATGCGTGAAATGATTGGCTATATGGCTATGCTACAAGGCTGTAATGCAGTTATTAACTCTGACGGAAACCTTGAAATAAAATGGTATAAGGATAGCGGCTACGTGCTTGACGGACACCAATACTATCAGCAAGGTGTTACTTTTACTACTAGCAAGGATTTTACGATAAGAAAACTGACTTGCAACAATACAAAGTCTGGCGATAGCAAAACAAGTGAGATAACTGCCGGCGACGGAACGACAGGACTTAGCTTTGCTAATCCATTTATGACACAAGCTAACTTAAATGAGATTTATAACAAGATAGGCGGCTTTCAGTTCAGACCACTTACAGTTAAGTTTTTAGGCGATTGGCGATTAGAAGTAGGCGACATTATAACTGTTAATAAGGGCGGTGTTGATTACAAAGTACCTATAATGCAGATTACACACGAATGCGACGGCGGACTTATGGATACAGTTACATCTATAGGTCAATCTGACACAGAAAACAGCAACATTGCTAGTGGACCGATAACCAAGCAAATGGAACGATACTACGCTGATTTAGTCTTAATCAACAAGGCAGTTATTGAAAATGCTGATATAACTAAGGCTAATATTGAGAACTTAAAAGCACATCAAGCGTATATTGACCAATTAAAAGCTAATAAGATTGAAGCTGTCACAGCAACTATTGTTACTTTAACAGCAAATAAGGCAACGATTAATGAAGCTAATATTGCTAAGTTACAAGCGGATTATGCACATGTAGGTGTATTAAACGCAGATGTAGCAGACATTAAGACCTTAATGTTTGGTTCGGCGACAGGCAAGAGCTTAACAACAGAATTCGCTAATGCGGTTGTAAGTGTTATTGGCAATGCACAGATTAAGGATGCTATGATTGACAGCATAGCTGCGAGCAAGATTACAGCACTTGACCTTAACACTACTAAATTTAAGGTTCATAGCGAAAATGGAATGTCTTATTGGCAAGACAATACAATCATCATCAAAGATACTGACAGAATAAGAGTTCAAATAGGTAAAGACGCTAATTCAGACTATAATATGTACGTTTGGGATAAATCTGGCAATCTTATGTTTGATGCCTTAGGACTTACTGAAAAAGGCGTTACAAGAAAAGTTGTTCGTGATGATATTGTTCAAGATAATGCTAATATCAATGCAAGTAAGCTGGATATTGAAACACTATTTAATGTTATCAATAACGATAACACACATACACTTAAGAGCAATAAAATTTATCTAGACAACGAGGGACAGACACTTAATGTTATTATGCAAGCTATCAAGACTGGCGCTGACAAGGATTACACGCAATGGGGCGGTATGATGAAAGTTGCTAGTGATTTTATCACTAACAAACTGTGGTGGACTAGCAATGTTGATACTGAAAGCATTCAGACTAAGTTTTCTACTGTTAATCAGAAGTTAGATAGCTACGAAATTACGTTATCTGACTTATACCAACAAACGAACGATAATTTTATGGTGTATACAGTAACAGAAACACCTAACAAAGATAATTATCCAGCTATGAACTGGCACATACCGATTTACCCGGCAAATGATTTATACCCTAGTGATAACCTTGTATGGACTTTTAGCAATGATGAATATGCTAAACATCACGGAGCAATAGCATACAACGAAACAGCTCAAAAAACTTGGCGTTGGGTTAAAGATGATAAAGGAAATTGGAGCTGGAAAGAGGTATCTAACACACAATTAGCCTATATGCTTAATCAGAACGCTAGCCTTAAGATTAATCTTGATAGCATATCAACAGAATTAACACAAACAAAGAAAAATCTAACAGATAATTATAGTACAACAACTACTATGATTAACAAAATTACGCAGGAAATTAATGATAATGGTTCAAGTATTAGTTTGGCACTTAGTGGAACTTACGCTAAGTCGAGCGATTTAAAAAGTTATGCAACCAAAACAAGTCTTGATTTATACATCAAAAAAGACCCTAAAACAGGTGAGCTTAAGAGTGCTATAGAAGCTATTGCAGATACAATAAATATTACTGCAAGAGGCGGTCTTAACTTAAGTGGCAATAGGTTTACGTTAAACAGTACGAATACTAGCATTACCGCAGATGGAACAATAACAAGTAATAATATAATTGCGAATTATGGGAAGATTGCGCAGTGGAATATAGCTAATAATTCTATTAATTCTACTACGCCAGATAGCAAGTATTGGGCAGGAATGACAACTCCATCAAAAGGAACGGATTGGGTATTCGCTACATTAACAAACGAAGGAAGTTCAATATCAGAAAATTGGAAAGAAAAATGGTATGTACGAGCCGATGGGTTAATGTATGCAAGCAACGCTATTATAACTGGAACTGGATATTTAACAAGCGGAAAAATTGGAGATTGGAACATCGAGGGATATTTGCAAGCGGACACTTTGGCAAATGATGGATACTTAAGACGCGTGTGGATATCACCTTATCAGCAAAATTCCGGCGATAGTACTTGGATATATTCTATTCAAAAAGGAATTCAAGCAGGAAATAATCCGCAAAAACTCTCTCCTCTGTGGACTGTTTACGGCAATGGCAATATGCTAACTCAAGATTTGAGTGTTTATGGTAATCTATTTGCAATTAAAGGTCTTAATGTAGGCAGCGATGGTAATCCTCAAATTGCAAGCTTTTATTGCGACAATCCTAATTCAACTCAAGCAGCAACAAATGTCAGAATATTTAATTCAGAAAGCAACTCAACATTTTATACACAGACAGAGCTTTCTTTGACAGGTTCTATGATTGCTAAGTATTCAATTACTGCAATGGGTGGTTTTATTGGTACAATAGCTTCGGACTCTGACAGAAATGTAAAAAAAGATATTAAAGCATTAGAAATAGAACGGACTGCCGATTTCATATATAGCTTAATTCCAAGCGAATTTAGGATGAAAGATGGTACTTCCAACCGATTACACCACGGCTTTATTGCACAAGAAGTTAAAGAAAAAATGGGCGATAGCGATTGGGGGTTATTTATAGATAAAAAAGTTAATGATGATAATTACGAAATACAAGTTTCTGATGAAAAAGGAAATATAACTAAAGAACTAACAGCAAGATACGCATTACGCTATGATGAATTAATAGCGGATATAGTTGCGACTGTACAATCGCAGAATATGCGTATTAAAAAATTGGAAAAGCAATTAAGCAATTAAGGACATCTTCGGGTGTCCTTTTTAATGCGAATTAGGAGGTAAAACACAATGTTAGACATCAACTCATCAATTCAGAAGAACGGAACATTATCCGTTCAAAACTCAGATGGAGCACTTAAACAGGTAGCTTATCTGTCAGCTACAATCAGCGAAAGCGGCACAGTTAGTATGTCAGCTAGCTTCAATGATTTTGCGGCATACTTGGCGAATGATATAGCACTAGACAGCGAGCTTAAGAGCTTTCTTGATGGCGTTAAAAATACTTACAAGGCAACATACAGCACAGAAGATAACACAGTTAGTTCAGATGCAACAGGAACAGTAGAAAGTGAGGTATTTTAATTATGATTAAATGTGGAGATTTTTCAGCGTGGAATGGTGTAGTTGACTGGAACAGAGTTAAGGCGGCAGGACTGACACACGCAGTCCTAAAGGTGATTAACAAACAGCTTGAACCCGATGAGCAATTTGAGAACAACTGGCGTGGTTGCCAGCTCACAGGTGTTCATATCTGTGGCGTGTACAACTATGTATACACACCGACAGTAGAAGAAGCTATTGCGACGGCTAAGAGAGTGCTTGAAGTGCTTGACGGACGTAAGGTAACTGTCTGGATGGACGTTGAAGATACTTGTATGCGAAACTTAGGTTCAGAGCTTATTGATATTATCAAGGCTTACAAAGATGTTATTGAGGGTGCAGGATATGACTTTGGCGTATATACTGGCTTATCATTCTATGGTAGTTACATCAAGCCCTATACAGACCCTAGCGACTTAGATTGTCCGTTCTGGATAGCACGTTACTACTTAGGCTATGATGAAATGCAGTTAAATGATGATGTTAACACAGACAAGACACCTAACATTGACCATTACCTTGCAGGTTGGCAGTACACATCAAGCGGCGTTGTTGACGGAGTAGACGGAGTTTGCGACTTATCAGAATTCTATGGCTTTCATAATGAAGAAGATAATACAGAAGATAACAGCGAAGAAGATAACACAGAGGATAGCACAGATGAACACGTATATGTTACATATGCCGCTTATACAGACCGTTGGTGGGGTGAAGTAGAGGACAGAGAAGATTGGGCTGGTGCAGGTGACAATAAAGCTATCACAGCACTTATTATCAAGGTTAGCAGAGGTTCAGTTAAGTACAGAGTTCATATGCTTAATGGCGATTGGCTTCCTTATGTTACCGGCTTTGATTATAATGATTTCAACAACGGCTTTGCAGGCGACCAGAAAACACCGATAGATGCCGTAGAAATTATCTACTATACACCAGAGGGTGAGCCTTGGAAGTATGCTAAGTATATGGTATCTGTATTCGGCAACAGAAACTTCTATCCAGAGCAGATAGATGATGAAACATCGAACGGAATGGACGGATATGCAGGCGTTATGGGTAATGCTATCGACAAGTTCCAGTTAGTTGTCGAATAGTGTCAGAATAGCACGACCGAAAGTATTTGAAATATACTAACAATAAATGTATAATAAACTTGTCTTTGAGAAAAGACCCTTAAACATTTTCAAGTTCTGGCAGGCGATATTGTTTGATTGGCGTTGGCAATATCGCCGCTACACTTGACACGATAGAACGTGTGTTCTATAATAATCGTATCGCTATCAAACGTGCAAGGGCAAGAGAGGGGAGTGCAGGTTTATGGATAACAGTAATGAGGAAAATTACAAAGATAAGTTAATAGAACTCATAAATAAAATAGAAAATACAGGCACATTAGAGTACCTGTATTCATTCATAGAAAACTTTTTGAAGAGGTGGGGGTAAAACCCTACTTCTTTTCTTTTCGAGATAACATAACATCTATCATATCTAATATTGTTTCCTTATCTCTTTGTTCTAACATAGAAAACTTCCAAAGTAAATCAACATCTTTTTCAGCTTCTTTTGAATTATCCTTACGAATTGGTGAAACATCAAATCCCATTAGCCACGCTTCTGACACGTTCAAAGCCATTCCTAAGACAACTAGCTTTTCTTGGCTAGGTTCAACTTTGCCTGATACATACTGGCTAATATCGGATTTATTCATCTTGATATTGTATTTCTTACAATATGGTAACGATAAATTCAAAATATCAACTTGCTTTAACTTCCGTTCATTCATTAGCTGTTTAAGCCTATCTGATGTATTCTCTTTCATCTTAGTTATCCTCCTTTCTGTTGATAATATACCATTATTTGAACAAAAGTTCAAGATGTAAAACTAAAAAAGTAAAAAATATTGAACTTTTTATTGACATATTAATTTAATAATGCTATTATACAATCAGTTCAAAACATTGAACAAAAACGGAGAAAGGAGAAGAATTGGAATGGCTTTTAATTACAGTAAGTTAAGAGGTCGCATAATTGAAAAGTACGGAAGTCAGACAGACTTTGCCAAGGCATTCGGCTGTTCAGACAGGACTTTATCACTTAAAATGACAGGCAAGCGACCTTGGAAACAGATTGAAATTTTAAAAGCAATTAAATTATTAGATTTATCAGAAGATGATATACAGGATTATTTTTTTGCTTTAGAAGTTCAAAATATTTAACTTTTAGAAAGGAGTAAGAATGGCAAGCTTTATTGATGAAGTAGAGAAAAGTTATCTTAATAGTCTTAAAGACAACTTATGCAAAACCTGTGAGGGAGCTGCATTTATGGAGAAATACTTTTCTTCAAGGTCTGCTATCTCTGAATTAGAGAATAAAGTTTTATCAGAACTCAAAGATAGCAAACTAACAGTTACGGAAATGATTGGCTTTTTAGAGTATATGAAACAGTCTATTAAAAACCACTCATTTCTTCCGCGAGAGAAAGAACACTGATACAGCATTCTTTATCAGAAGTAATGTTACCTGCTGGTATTTCTTTAGCAGTCTTGAGTATAGATAATACTTTGTCAGAGTAAGGATATTCAAGACCGCAGTTAGGGCAAACAATCTTGCTAGCAGATATATCTTCGTTAACAGTATATCTGCTATAACAAGTGCAAGTTATTTGAAATTTTAGAAGCATATTTACACCACCTTTCTTTATTTAGTAAAGGAATTATAACATAAAAAGGAGATAATAATAACAATGAATGAAATTCAAATTAATTTATTAAAAGATTACATACTTGAGGATTTAGAGAAAACAAGAAAAAGCGACATATCTGCAAAAGAAAAGGCAGAATTGGAAATTTCAGCTTTAAGAGCACTTGTAGAGCTAGAAAACAGTCCGGTAGCCGCAAGAATTGACAAGGCTTATGAAGCTTTTACGACACAGCAGAATGAAATAGATATTAATAAAAATTTTTATGATAAGGTTGCTGAATATTGCGGCGAAAGAAAAATGCCAATATCAGCATTTGAAAAAATGTGTAGCATTGGTAATGGAACGTGTGGTCGTTGGAGAGATAGTATGTCTTCACCAACATTAACTACTATGCAGAAGATTGCAGAAGCAACAAAAATTCCGATTGAAAATTGGGTCAGATAAGAAAGGATACGTTTATGGAATTGCAGATTTTTAGTAATGAAGAGTTCGGAGAAGTCCGAATGACAGAAATTGACGGAAAACCATATTTCGTAGCAACAGATGTGGCAACCGCACTTGGATATATAAATCCACGAAAGGCTGTGAACGACCATTGCAAGGGAGTAACGAAACGTGACACCCCTACATCTAGTGGTGTTCAGCAGATGTCATACATAAATGAGGGTGATTTATACCGACTTATTATGAAATCAAAATTACCTAGTGCAGAGAAATTTGAAAGTTGGGTAATGGATGAGGTGCTTCCGTCAATCAGAAAGACGGGCAGTTATGGTATGCCAAAGACAACAGGCGGTCAGATACAGCTTTTAGCACAGGGTTATACAGAACTTGAACAGGCTGTTAACTCTATCAAAGAAGATATGACAGAGCTTAAGGATAACACACCTCTTTACGGCTGTGAGATTGATGAGGTCAAACAGCACGTTAATAGAAAAGGCGTAATTGTACTTGGTGGCAAGGATAGCGAAGCTTATAAGAATGGCAGTATTCGCAGTTCAGTATATTCTGACATATATAAGCAGTTAAAACGTGAGTTTGGTTGCGTGACAACATATAAGAGCATAAGAAGAAAGTACATTGATAATGTACACAAGTTTATAGATGATTATGCGTTGCCTATGGTCCTTGCTGAACAGGTAAAAGAAGCTAATGCACAGATAGGTATGAGTTTTTAAGAAAGGAGTAAGAGTTGGAAAGGCAAAGATACACAATAACAGACAAAAATGGAAAAAGCGTAATCGCCGAGAAAGAAGCTTCTCGTTTTATAAGCATTGATGAATTTGCGCAGCATATCGCTATGGATATTGTGGATGATTACAGAAATATTAAAAGCGGCGATAAGCGCCTTGAAGAAACTAACATTGAGCTATCAATCAAAGTACTTACCGCCATTTCCCCAGTAATCGAAGCATTTAGAAGTGCTTCAGGTTACGGAACGGATTGTTAGTCGCTACGGCTTTTGCTAATTGCGGCTCCTTAGTAGATATTGAGCTGATGATTTCTGAATAGTATCGGTCGTACAGTTTTCTAAAATCATCATATGAGCCATTATAACCACAAATTTTAGCGGTAGCATAAGCTGATATATATTTTTCGGCAGTCATATTTCACCTCTTTCCTATAAAAAGATAAGAGGATTATATCACAATTTTTAAAATAAGGAGAAGCTTATTAATTAGAAAGGAGTTTTAGCAGATTGATATTTATTATTTCTGAAAAAGGCGAAAGAGAGCAGATTAATGAGGTAGAAAAGCTTGAAATCCTGGCACACATTGGCAGAAGAACAAGTTACCTCTTAGGAAGAAATAAGCATTGTGAACTCTTAAGAAGAGTAGTTGTAAATGACATTTTAGGGCAGTTAAGGCACGAATTCGGGTGTGGTTTGAGTGAACTGAAAAAGAAGTACATAGCAGACACTCACGATTATATCGACTGCTACGAACTGCCTATGATAATGAAAGAGAGATATAAGCTATGATACTAGGTTTTATAGCAGGAATAATATTCGGCATAATACTCACAACAGTTTGTGCCGTTATTGCAACAATAAGAACTAATGTAGAAGAAAGGAAAGAACAATATGAAACAGGTAAACGAGAAAGTAATAACAGTACAAGATTGCATTGATATGTACGAGAAAAAGGATATGTATACAGTTATTGATGGCGGTAAAGTTGTTGGATTTGTAGAAAAAAGAGAGGAGAACTAAAGATGAAAGAGAGAAATAACAATATTACAGTTTTTGGGTTAGTTGCAGAAGAGCCAGTCTTCAATCACGAAGTTTTCGGAGAAAAATTCTTCAAGATGATGATTTCGATTGACAGGGTTAGCGGAGCAGTAGATACACTTCCTGTTCTTATATCTGAAAGAATTGTAGATATGAACGAATTAAAAACAGGTGCTTGCGTAATGATTACAGGAAGAATAAGAAGCTACAATGAGCATATAGGTGAAAAAAGCAAGCTGATATTAGCAATCTTTGCCGAAGTTATAGAGATATATGAAAACGAGGAAGAACTACCTTTTAATAATGATGTAGTTCTTAGAGGTTTTATTTGCAAAGAACCTATATACAGGGTAACACCACTTGGAAGAGAAATAACAAATGTTCTCATAGCTGTTAACAGAGCATATGGCAAGTCAGACTATATACCTTGCATAACTTGGGGCAGGACAGCTAAGTTTGTCGGTCATTTGCCAATAGGAACACATATAGAAATGACAGGCAGGTTTCAGTCAAGACCTTATACAAAGAAGATAAGCGAAGATGAAATTGAAAACAGAGTAGCTTATGAGGTATCAGTAGGCAGAGTTGAGATTATAGAGGAAAAGGAGAATGCTGATGAATAGTGATGTTACAGTTTCAGAATTAGCTAGTATGGCAGCAGATAACGAAAAGCGTTGTCAGGTATGGCATCCAGTTCAGGGTGTTATATTTGACGGCACGTTTGATGAACTTGACAGGCGGCATTATCTTGCGGATAAGACAGTTGATAACTTCTCAATAGAAGATGATGTATTCATTATGAATATATAAATAAGGAAAGGATATGTTTATGGAAAGAGTAGTTTTAAAAAAGGTAGTTCTTGAAAACTTTATGTGCTACGCACACGCAGAGTTTGATTTGTTCGCCTTAACAAAGATTATGGCTAAGAATGGTAAAGGTAAGTCAACTATCGCCACAGCTTATCTGTGGTGCTTGTTTAACTGTGATTATGAATTAAAGGATAATCCGGTTGTCAGACGAGAGATTGACGGAAAATCCGTTGATGATATGGACACAAGCGTTGAGCTTACACTTGATGTTGACGGAAAAGAAGTAACCATGAAGAAAGTACAGAAGCGTACTTATGGGGAAACTGTAAAGGACGGCGTTGTTGTGACAACTGTAAGCGATACTAACTCATATTACATCAATAGCGTGCCAAAGACATTAAAGGCATTCAATGAATATCTTGATGTTAATATGAATATTTTCAAAATGTGTAGCAATATCAATGTATTTCTTACGCAGAAGCCAAAGGAAATGAGAGAATATCTTTTCAGTTTAGTAAAGAAAACAACCGACCTTGATATGGCAAAATCTAAAAGCGAACTTGCCGAATTAGTACCACTTCTTGAAAAATACACATACGAAGAAATACGTGCTATGAACAATAAAATCAAAAAAGATGTTGATGATAATGCCAAAAAGCTGAAAGGGCAGATTGAAGAGAAAGAGCGTGATATTCAGCTTAAACAGGCTATTGAAGCATCTGACCTTGAATTGCAGAAAAACAGCCTTAAAGAACAGATTGCCGATTGTGCGGCAAAGCAGACAGACAATGATAAGCTGATGACTGAATATGACAAGGCTAGTTCGGATATTCTTAATCTTAAGTTTGAACTTAACGATATGTCACGCAAAGCTAATGAGGATAATGTTAAGGCTAGGAGAGATATTGAGAACAGGATTTCTGAAAAGAAAGATTATCTTATTAATATAGCTAATACTATTCAGAAAAATAATTCTGAAATATACGGCTATCAGAACGATATTGAGAGTGGCACAAGAGAAAGAAACAGGCTTGCTGATGTTTGGAAGAAGATTAAAGAAGAAAAATTCAATGACAATACAGCAATTTGCCCTACTTGCCGCAGAGAACTGCCAGCAGAAGAAATTGAAAGCCTTAGAAGTTCATTTGAAAAGACAAAGGCTGACAGGCTGGCAAAGGTTGAAAAAGACGGATTAGAAGTTAAGGCAGATGTTGATAATGCAAGAGATATGATACCAAGGCTGGAAAAATGTAACGAAGAAAATATTGCTAATCAGCAGAAGTTGGAAGAAGAAGTTGCAAACCTTGAAAAGCAGTTATCAGAACTTCCACAGGAAATTGATGTAACAGCCACAGAAGAATACAAGGCACTTGAACAGCAGATTGCCGAAAAGGAACAGGCTATGCACAAGGCTAATGATATTTCAGCAATTAAGGCGGAATTAAAAGCACAGGAAACGGCTTTAAGGCAGCAGTTAGCAGAATGTGAAAGCCAGATTGCAAAGTCTGATACGGCAGCAGACGAAAAGCGACTTGAAGAATTAAAGCGGACAAGGATTGATTCTGAACAGAATAAGGCTAATGCGGAGAAAATTCTTGATTTGCTTGATGAACTTGATAAGGCAAAGAATGAAGCCTTGACAGAAGCAGTAAATAGCCATTTTAGCTTGGTTAAGTGGCAGTTATTTGAATATGCCAAGAATGGTAATTACAAGAGTTGTTGCATACCTACTGTTGACGGAAAGAGTATTTTAACAACTATGTCAAACAAGGGTAACAGGATTTTAGGCAGAGTAGATATTTGCAATTCAATCCAGAAGATTAGTGGCATATCAGTGCCTATTGTTTTAGATGATTCTGAAAGCCTTAGTACGGATAATCAGAAGAAAGTTGCTGAAATGGTGGATAGCCAGTTGATTATGCTGATTGTTAATGATAGTGAGAAATTAGAGATTATGGAGGGGTAATATGCAAGGCGAAGATACTTATGTACTTACAGTAAGCAATAAAGAAGCAGAAGTTATCAAGCAGTTTGTATCAACAATGGAGAGAGCTACTGTTACGATAGATAATGATGATGTATGGAAAATTATGGAAGCTATCGCATATAAAAGCACTTCCGCAAATGTAATAGGCATAAAAATTATATATGAAGAAAGCGAGGAATAATTATGGCAGAGAATACAGCAGTTGCAGAAAAGAAAGAAGAAACAGCAGTACAGCACATTAATAAGGTGACAGATTTTAGTCTTGGGATTTTTGGGACATCTGATAATTTCACAATGGCTTATCAGATGGCAAAGGCATTATCGCAGTCAACATTAGTTCCAAGAGAATATCAGAAAAGCGAAGCTAACTGTATGATAGCGATTGACCTTGCTATAAGAATGAAAACAAGCCCATTTTTAGTAATGCAAAACCTTGATGTTATACAAGGTAAACCTGGTTGGAATGCAAAGGCACTTATCGGAATGATAAACACTAGCCGAAAGTATGACAGCAGTTTGCATTTTGAAGAAAAAACTGACAAGAATGGAAAGCCTTTTAGCTGTATGTGTTACGCATTTGAGAATGGAGAAAGAATCGACGGACCGGTAGTTGACATGGATATGGCAGTTGCAGAAGGCTGGGTAGGAAAGAACGGAAGCAAATGGAAAACAATGCCGCAGGTAATGCTTGCATATCGTGCCGCATCGTTCTTTTCAAGAAGATATTGTCCGGAAATTTCAATGGGCTTATATACCTCTGATGAGATTATTGATGGAGATTTTACAGACAGAAATTATTCTGTTGAAAATATGCAGTCGCAGGTTGCGGAGGAAATCACAAATAACGCTAATTCAGTAGAATTTGTAGAGGATTCAGCAACAGAAGCAACCGAAGAACAGGCGGAAGATAGCACATTACCGCCATTTATGCAGGCAGAATAGGAGATTAGATATGACAGTATACGAATTAATACAGGAATTAAGTCAGTATAATGCAGATACAGAAGTTAAGTTTCACTGTGAAGCTGAATATGATACTGACGTTGAAGCAGAATTTGACAGAGAGAATGAAAACGACACGCAGGAAGTGACAGTTACAGCAAGTTTTGACGATAAAGTAGATTTTGATGATATTGACAATTATGAGCCAGCACACAAGAGAACTTGGCAGGAAGACCCATTCATTGTTATTAATTTATCTTATTAAGGAGAACTAATATGAGAGTAATTTCACAGCACGGCAATATTGATTTACCTTACGAGCAGATAGTTGTGTGCCACGCAATGGAGAGCGTTATAGCACTATACAATGGGGAGAAATACGTATTAGGCGAGTATTCTTCCAAAGAGAAAGCGTATAAGGCTATGGAAACGCTTAGAGAAGCATATATCGGTATGCCGATTGCAATGCAGAATGTTGATATTTCAGACGATGTAGCAAAGGAATTTGAAAGATTAAAGAAATGTGGCATTATGGTGCGAACAGAAAATCAGCCATCAAAAGTAGATTTTATCAACAATGCTGTTTTTCAGTTCCCACAGGATGATGAAATCGAGGCGTAAGTATGGCAAAACATTCAATTGAGTATTGGGAAAGCGAGGCAATGTAGTTGTATAAAGATTGGAACAAAGAGATAGGTAGAAAGTATGGCAAATTAACGATATTAAGTTTAGCCGGGAGAAATAAGTACGGGCATGTACTGTTTGAGTGCTTATGTGATTGTGGGAACAAAACCATAGCCGAAGGAACAAGGGTCACGCACGGCGGAACGTTAAGTTGTGGCTGTCTGCAAAAAGAAACCGCTTCTAAAAATTTTAGTACACACAGAAAAACCAACACAAGGCTATATCATATTTGGGGTTCAATAATTGCAAGATGTGAGAATGTGAAGAACAATAGGTATAAAAATTATGGTGGAAGAGGTATTTGCATTTGTGACAAGTGGAGAAAAGATTTTCTATCTTTTTATAAGTGGGCACTATCTAACGGATACAACGATAACCTTTCAATTGACAGAATAGATGTCAATGGCAATTATGAGCCTAGTAACTGCCGGTGGGCGAATGCAAAGGAGCAAGCTAACAACACGACCAAGAACAGATATATCACATATCAAGGGATTACAAAAACTTGTAAACAATGGGCGGAATATTTTGGATTTAATTATAAGTACTTCTATGAAAAATTAAGCAAATGTAACTGGGATTTAAACAAGTTGTTAGAAATTCCATATTTCAAGGAGCGTATGTTATGAAATTGACAGTATGTGGAAGCTCGTCAAAAGGAAACACTATGATACTTACCTATAATGACACTTCAATAATTTTGGATGCTGGAATAAATCCTAAAATTGTAAAAAAAGCACTTAATTGGAATGTGAGAAATATTGGTTTTGTCATAGTCACGCATGAGCATTTAGACCATAGCAAGTATATCCAATATTACCTTGACATGGGGATAAAAGTATATATGCCTAAAAGCATATCCACTAAGTACAAAAGTATAAATGTTGTTGCTGTAGAAGAAAGAAATCAATATGCAAATGGGTATTTTAAAATAATACCCTTTGCAGTTCCCCATGATGGTGTTGAGTGCTATGCATATTTAATATATGTAGGCGAACATAGGATTGCATGGCTAACAGACCTTGAATATTGTCCATATGTTTTTAAAAAGCAGAGATTGACTGATATTTTTTGTGAGTGTAACTACCAAAAAGAAAAAGTTGATACTCATTCAGCAAATTACAGCCATAAAGTCAGAGGACATATGAGTGATACAACAGCTTTAGAGTTTGTAAAAGTTAATGTGAATGAATGCTTAGGCAATGTAATTTTGTTGCATATGAACAAAGAAACTTGTAACGCTGATGAAGTCATCGAGAAGATGAAGAAAGTCGCTTATGGGGCGAATGTGGATGTTGCGGAGCGCAACAAGGAATGGCTACTTGCTAATCCTAATGAGTGCCCTTTTTAGAAAGGAGATAATGACTATGAATTTCAAATGGAGCGAGGAGGAAGTCCTTTTATTAAAAGATAAATATTCTTGCTCAACAAATGATGAATTAATCACCTTATTTCCTAATAAAACATTTTTGGCAATCTATAAAAAAGCTTATTCGCTTAACTTAAAGAGAGATGAAGAAATTAAGTTTTTGAACAGGTCAAAGGCTAAAAGCGGTAAAAATGCTAGTAATTGGAATGGCGGTGTTAGGAGAACAAGCAAAGGATATATACAAATATTAATGCCGGAACATAAAAGAGCAGATAAAGGCGGGTACGTTATGGAACATATCGTAGTTTATGAAAAAGCCACAGGAATAGAAGTGCCACGAAACTGTTGCATACATCATTTGAACGGGATAAAAAATGATAACAGAATTGAAAATTTATGTATGATGACAAATTCAGCACACACAATATATCATCATACAGGGCAAAAAAGAAGTGAAGAAACTAGAAAACGAATTTCAGAAAGCAAGAGGAAAAAATATGAATAAAGTGATAATTTCGGGGAGAGTTGTTAGGGATGCTGATGTTAGATATTCACAGACAGCAAACGGAAGTATGGCAGTAGCAAGGTATACATTAGCTGTTGACAGAGCTTTTAAGAAAGAGGGTGAACAGGCAGCAGACTTTATTAACTGTATAGCATTTGGAAAGAATGGAGAGTTTGCAGAGAAGTATTTGCACCAGGGAACTAAGATAATCGTTGAGGGCAGATGGCAGACAGGCAATTACACTAACAAAGACGGACAGAAAATCTACACTAATGATTGTGTTGTTGAAAGACACGAATTTTGTGAAAGTCGTGCTAATCAGCAGAACAATAACAGTAACGGAATTATAGGCGGTAATGCTAGTTCAGACAGCTTTATGTCAATTCCAGATGGCGTAGCAGATGAGGGATTACCATTTAATTAAAGAGGTGCGAGTATGACAGAGAATGAAGCAATTAGGGAATTTCAGCAGAATATTGATATGCCATTTGGAAGTAACATATCAAGAGAAGCGTCTGAACTTGCAATGCAAGCACTTGAAGAAGTACAACAGTACCAGAAAATTGGCACATCGGAAGAATTGCAGGATATGAAAAGTAATTATTTTGAAGTATTAAGCGATTGGCGTCAATATCGTAAGATTGGGACTTTGGAAGAATGCCGGATGGCGGTAGAAAAGCAGATACCGAAGAAGCCAACCTATGAGGGCGATGGATATGCCCCAGACGGAACGCTTGTATATGATACTTGGATTTGCCCTTGCTGCGATAAGAGATATGAGGTCGATTATGATGATTATGATTACTGCCCGAGCTGTGGTCAAAAATTAGATTGGAGCGACGAAGAACGAGATTGATTGATGCAGATAAATTGAACTTTCATTGCAATTATGATGGCGATTGTTCGGGAGATATATCACATTGTAAAGAATGTGATAATTATGTATTGGATTATAGAGATATACAAGAATAACCAACAATCTTTGATATGAAAGCTAAACCTATTGATAATTTTGTAGACCCGTTTAAATCGAGAACCACAACAGAAAATAAGCTTGTTGAAGAAAATGCAGAACAATTAACGGTTAATGATATTAATAAGGTTGTGAAACAGCTTGAAGACGAAAGAGAGCTATCATACGCGGATTTTGACAAATATGTTGAAGAAGTCAGTCCTTGCCTTGATGTAGAATATGATGATAGTTTTCAAAGAGGTTTAGAAAGGGCAATTAAGATAATAAAGGTGGGTAAAATTAATGGATAGAGATTGCAATAAATGTATACATCATACTACAGGAACTTGCGGTACTTTTAACTGTGAGTTTGTAACAGCTGATGATGTAAGAAATAAGGCTATTGACGATTTTGCAAAGGCTGTTGAAGATGCGGGGCTTATCTTTGTTGATGATATGTTTAAACTAGAAGAGCTTGCGGAACAGCTAAAGGCAGGTGATAACAGTTGAACTATCAGAATATAGCAAGAGCCAAGGCTATAGAACAGGAAAATAAAAAGCGACTGTTGAAGCTGAACCCAAAACTGAATGATAAAAGTGGAATATATTTTCTACTCCGACAAGATGAAAACGGCTTTAAGTATGCGTATATCGGACAGGCGGTACATACACTTAGCAGATTGGCAAGCCACCTTGTAGGCTACGAACAGCACATAGACCTTAGTTTACGCAAACATAAGCTGTATGATAAAGAGAAAAATCCTTATGGTTGGCGAGTTGAATTTCTGAATTTCCCCGAAAGTCAGCTTGACGAAAAGGAGAAGTATTACATCAAGCTATATGCTGATAAAGGTTATCAGCTTCGGAATGTCAGTTTAGGCGGTCAAGGAGAAAATCGTGCTAGTGGTTCAATAGGCGAGAGAAAAGCACCTAAAGGCTATATGCAAGGCATACAGCAAGGCAAAAAGGTGTTAGCAAGGGAATTATCGTCTATCGCAGAAAAGCACCTTATAATACGCTTAAAGCCCGAAAAAGAGCACAACAAGGTATCGCAGAAACAGTATGAGAAGTTTATGGATTTGTTGAAAGTGGGTGAAGTAGATGGCTAAAGCAGTATTGGTTATGGATATGCCGGAATCGTGTTTCGGTTGCAACTTTTGTCATATTAATAGTAATGGTGGAGAAGACCGTTGTCAGGCACTCGAGGTGTCAAGAGCAGTCAATTCCGAAACCTACGAAAAGCCGGATTGGTGTCCGCTCCGAGAGTTGCTGAAGAAGAAAGAAGAGTTTGAACTACGGAAGTGCAAAGGTTCTGTGAAAGGGACATGGAAAGTCCCATTGATTGAGAATAAGGGTTTTAATGCCTGCTTGGATGAAATTTTAAAAGGAAAGAAAGTGGGTGGTTCAGAATGAAGATTTTAAGCAAGAAGAAATGTGAAGAAATTCTGAAAAGAATTACTGCAAATGAAATTATTCAGACAGAGTACGGACTACACGATATGGAAGCAGAAACAAAGGCAACGGAAAATAGAGCGGAGATAGCTTTTATTGTCGGTGGCATTAAGGGAATGAACAAGGTACAGAACACATTAAGGAAAAGGTATAACAATAACTAAAAATCAAAGAAAGGAATAGGTTGTGCGCACATAAAACCGAGGTTTCCTTTTGGTAGATTTGGAATGATAGTACATTGTTTATTTGAACAGTCGGGCACATTCAAGAATGCTTTCAAAAAGTATGGAATTGAAGCCTACGACTATGATATTCAGAATGAATTTAACGAAACTGACTATGTTACAGACCTTTTTAAAGAGATTGATAGTGGGTATCAAGGTGAGCCGAGTTTGTTTGATAAGATAAGCCCTGATGATTTAATATTTGCATTTTTCCCTTGCACTTATTTTTCAGACCAAAGCCCTAGGCATTTATGCTGCACAGCTTATCAATATAAGAATTACACTATTGAGCAAAAATGTGAGGTGTCAATGAAAAGACATAGGCAGTTAAGTTTGTTCTATGAGATACTTAACAAATTTGTTATTGTCTGTCAAAGAAAACATCTAAGGCTGATTATAGAAAATCCATTAAGTACTAGCGGAATGCATTATTTAACACATTTTTGGTGCTTAAAGCCTAATGTTATCGACAAAGACAGGACGTTGAATGGAGATTACTATAAAAAGCCTACACAATATTGGTTCATTGGTTTGTAGCCTAAAAATAATTTTATTTTTGAACCATTAGAGGCAGTTGATGTTATGAAGCAAAGATATGTCAAAAGCGATAATCCATTGGGAGTGGACAGAAAAACAGCAAGGTCAATGATACACCCACAGTACGCAGATAGGTTTATCAGACAGTACATTCTTGATGAAGAGATATGGAGAGGTAAATAATGAAAGACGAAACAAAGCAGGAAATACAGATTTTACTTGACCTACTCAAAGGCAGTCTTACAAGAAATGGTGTAAGTATGGCAACCGACAATAGTGGCAATTTGATGTTCTTTGATACAACAGCTTACATCAAGAGTAAAGGCAAGGAATTTGACGGATTTAGAATTAACATTAACGATTTGGTGAAGTAACAATGTGACAGAACTTGAAGAGGTAATTATGGCAGGCAATTTTATTAAAATTGACAGAAAGATTTTAAAGTGGGAATGGTGGAGTGATATTAATACATTCAGGCTTTTTATGTATATGTTGATAAGCGCCTATTGGAAAGACGGAAATTATAAAGGCAAAATAATTGAAAGAGGGTCTTTCCCCTCTTCAATATCTGAATTATCAAAAGAAACTAATTTGTCTGTAATGGAAATTCGTACCTCACTAAAACACTTGCAATTAACAGGCGAAATAACAAGCAAAGCAACAAACAAATTCACGATATTTACTGTAGTTAACTACAATTTATATCAAACAGATAACAAGCAAGATAACAAACAAATAACAAGCAACTTAACAAACAATCAACAAACAGATAACATTCTATTAACAAGCTCTATATTAAAAGAAAGTAAGAATGAAAGAACAGAAGAAATTAAAGAAGATAAGAATATAAAAGAAAAAGATATTACTAACGTAATATCCAAAAAGAAAAGTTATTATCCCAATGATGAATTGCTTGATGAAGCATTTAACGAGTATGTGACAATGCGCAAGAAAATCAAAAAACCTATATGCACTGATAAGGCGTTACACAGGGCTATGAATACTCTTGAAAAGTTGTCGGGTGGAGATAATGACTTGGCTGTTAAAATTCTTAATCAGTCAGTAGACCATTGCTGGCAAGGACTGTTTGAACTGAAAGAAGATAATTCTAATAAGCAGGGCAATCAGAATTTTAGCAAGGGTGCTATTGATTGGGATAATGTGTAAAGGAGAAAAAATATGTATTCAGATACAATTTACGAAATCACAGTTAATGATAGTGAAAGAGCGGTTATTGAAGATATATTAAATATATTAGATAATTGCCCTATTGATTTGGGTAATTGTGATTATGTGGATATTTTTAGAAGCATAGCAAATAAAAGCTCAAATGTAGATGCAGATGGCATCAAAATTTTGTATGAATCAGAGGCAGGTGGTAAGAATGAGTAGATTAGATGATACACTTAATGAAATTAATTTCAGATACGATTATCCGCACAACGGAACGGTTGAATCACTCTTAAGAACAATTGCAATTAATAGTGCTATTATATGTGACAAACTAGACACTATTTCTAATCAATTAAAAGGAGTTAATTATGGTAAGAGAAGAAACAGTTAAAATCATTCGCATTATGTGTGATTGCTACCCTAACTACAAGCCTAACAATTTATCAGAGACAGTAGATGTGTGGAATATGATGTTGGAAAATTACAGTTATGAACAAGTGTCAATCGCACTTAAAGCATACATCAACTCTGATATAAGCGGATTTGCTCCAAGCATAGGACAGTTGATAGGTAAGATACAGACTATATCACAACCGCAGGAACTTGGCGGAATGGCAGCTTGGGGATTAGTCAGTAAAGCATTAAGGAACGGCACATATGGGGCAATTGAAGAATTTAACAAGCTGCCACCATTAGTCAGACAAGCGGTTGGTATGCCAGATAACCTTAAAAACTGGGCGACATCAGATTATCAGACGATTGAAACAGTAATACAATCAAATTTTCTAAGAACTTACGAAACAGCTGTTAAGCGTGCGAATGAAATAAATCGTATGCCGGACAATATTAAATCACTTATCGAAAAGACGAATGCAAATTCGTATAAGGCTCAAATCGAGCAAAAATTCCAAAGAGATATAAATACATTACAAATTAAAGAAAATGCCCTTATTGGTCAAAATACAAACGCAGAAGAGTATATTGAAGCACCTAAAGAGATACAAGATAGAATTGACAGAATGAGAGGTTGATTTTTAGTGGAAACAACGCCAATTAGTCCACAGAAGAAATTATATAATTATCGCCGAGAGAATGGATTGTGCCCTAAATGTGGCAAGCCACTTGATAGAAAAGGCTTTTATTGTGAAGAGTGCAAAGAAAAACATACAGCTTATCAAAGAGAAACTAAAGAATTATGTAGACAGCTTAGGATATGTCCGGAATGCCGTAAAAATAAACTTGCAGGCGAAGAAAAGATATGTCCAGAATGTTTAGCTAAAAAAGCAGAATACAGAGCCAGTCACCCAATAAGTGATGAAAAACGCAGGGAAAATAATGAAGCATTTAAACAGTATTCAAGAAACTTATACGCTGAACGTAGAAAAGCTGGCATATGTGTTAGATGTGGCAAGGCTAGAGCTGTTCAAGGCAAAGCAAAGTGTTTTATGTGCCAGAGCAAGGATAATGCCATTCATAGGAAAAGAACTGAAAATAGGCAAAATATAAAAGAATATCGCAAAGAAAATCACTTGTGCTATCGTTGCGGAGAACCTATTGATAGACCACAAGGACAATTATGTCAGAAATGTTGGCAGACAGACTACGAAAGGGGTAAAAGTCTTAAGAATGATAATAGCAAGCACTACTGGCGATACGACAATCAATTTCTAAGAAAGAAGTGAAAATATGAGCAAGGCAGAACAGAAAAAGTTTAAGGAACAAATGTTGCGTGTTCAGATGAATAGAATTAGCAATGAACAGCAGAAGAAAAATTTTGAATCAGCATTAATATTAATTATGTGGGTACTACACGATAAGTTCGGTTTCGGACAGCAGAGATTAACAAAAGTACAAAAAGAGCTTAAGGCACTAATAGATAACTACAATGACGGATTATTCACAGCGGAAGAGCTTGTTAATCAGTTATACGAAGAAACAGGAATAGAACATATTAAGTTTAAATAAGGAGATAGGCTTATGAAGTTTTCAGAACTGACTAAGCCGGAACTTGATGAGATAATTAAAAATGCCAATTTTACAGAAGAAGAATTGAGAATATTCAAGTTACTATCACAAGGCAGAAGCATTACAGAAATTGCTATGCGGCTGTCCGTGTGTGATAGAACAGTCAATCGCAAGATAAACAAAATTAAAAAGAAAATAAGTAAGTTGGAGGTTATGCAATGATTAGGGTTACTCAAAATGGTGAAGACGTAAAAACAGAAAACATAACTCTTTCAGACAGCTTACTAAAGATAATTGCAGAGATAATTGACAACAAGTAAATATGTGTTACAATGTGCCGTAGAACGTGATAAATGCGGCACATTTATTTATATTATAAGGAGATAAAATATATGGAATGTGTTGCTTATATGAGAGTATCTACTGAAAAACAGGCTGTTGAGGGCAATGGACTTGATAGCCAAAAAAGAGACATTGAAAATTATTGTAGGAAAAATGAGCTTGTAATAACAGATTGGTATATTGACGATGGTTACACAGGTACAAATATGGATAGACCGGAACTTCAAAGACTTGTGAATGATTGTAGCCGCAAAAGAGTAAGTTGTGTTGTTGCTTTTAAGCTTGACCGATTATCAAGAAATATGATTGACGGAATATATCTAATTGAAAAAGTATTTCAAAAATATAATGTTGTGTTTAAATGTGTACACGATAGTGTGAATTATGACAGCCCTATGGAACAGGCCTATACGCAGATGATGGCTGTATTTGCACAGCTTGATAAGAACACCATGTTATTAAGAATGCGTGGCGGTATGCTTGAAAGAATTAAGCAGGGTTACTGGATGGGTGGTGGCAATTTGCCTTATTGTTATTTCTACAGTAAGGAACAAGGCATATTAATACCTATCCCGGAACGTGCAGAACAAGCAAGAAAAGGTCTTGAATTATTCATATCTGGCTATTCAGATGCGAAAATTAAAGAAATTTGTGGCTTTAAGTCTGAACTTGTTACTAGAAGCATTTTGACCGGCGTTGTAAATATCGGAATGATACCTTACAAAGGCAAAATATATCAAGGAAAACACGAACCTATTTTTGATAAAGATAGGTTTAATCTTGGATTAGAACTAAGAAAGTCAAGGTGTTCAGCAAAAACTTACTGCATAACTGAACCTAATTTATTGACCGGATTATGTTATTGTGGAATTTGTGGTTGCAAAATGCGTTATCAAAAATGGGGCAGTGAAAAACATAAGATTTATTGTTGCTCAAGAAATAAATCGCTTTCATATCTGCCTAATTATAATGCAAGCTGTAATAATTCGCTTGAATGGGCGGACGAGATAGAGAAACAAGTAGAAGAAGAAATCCTTAAAATATCACTTGATTTATCATCTTACAAGCCAAAAGAAAAGGCGACAAAACTTGAAATTATGCAATCACAGCTTGAAAAGGAACAGATTAAGCTAAAAAGATTGTATAATCTGTATGCTGACGGAAATGATACTGTCTTAGAAATGATTAAAGAACTGGAAGCACAGATTAAGGAAATGAAATTAAACATTGCCGCTGAAAGCAAAAACGCAATCAATACGCAGAAAAAGGAGTTTGTTTATGAGAACATAAAAAAACTTGCCGACATTTGGGATAAGGTCGACAAGAAACAAAAGAACTTGATACTAAAGACTATAATTGACAAGATAGTAATTGTCAATGGAAATATTGAAATACAGCTTAAGAATTTTTAGCACAAACTTAATGCAGTTCC